GCGCATATTTCAGATACGCATTTTGGTGCTAATATCGAAAAAAGAGAAATGGGTCAAATTAACGAGTTTAACTGGAGCATTGCTTCAAGGCGAATGGGGCTATTTGCTGAGCAAGTAGTCCAGTATAAACCACAACATCGAAAAGAAACTGACTTAGTTGTAGCCCTAAATGGCGACATTATTGCAGGAATGATTCATGACCAGGAATGGTTTGCTGATCTTTTAACTAAACAAGTAGCTGGATCTATTAAACTATTAACTCAATTCGTAAGTTACGTAGCCGGACACTTTAATAAAGTAAAGGTAGTTTGTACTGTAGGTAATCACGGTAGGGCTATGCATAAATCTAACAAAAGTCGAGCTACTACGCATAAATGGGATTCCTACGAGAACATGATTTACATAGCTTTAAAGTACGCAATGGAAGCTAAACATAAAAATGTTACTGTAGAAATTCCTGTATCGCCATATGCTATTATTGATATTCAGGGTCATAAGTTTTTGCAGACTCATGGAGATACTGTAATTAACGTGGGTAATCCTGGGTCTAGCATTAACATGAAAAGTATTAATACTCAAATTAAGAATTTAAATAGTTCGGATATTGCGCCTACTAAGTTTTCGGGTGTTTTAGTTGGACACGTTCATGTGCCGACCGTTCAAGTAACCGATAACGGTACTGTTCTTTTAGTAAACGGAACCCTATCTGGTGCCGATCCCTACGTACAAAGCATTGGTATTTTTAGTAATGAACCTACCCAAATGATGTTTGAGGTTACGAAAGATCACGCTGTTGGAGATATCCGTTTTGTTCGTTTACAAGATGCTGATAAGAGAGTCGAATTAGAAAAGATTATTGAACCTTTAATTAACGAACTGGAGTAAGTATGGCTAAGAAAAAATACCCTCCGATTAAACCTGGCTATGTGGTCAATAAACGTCACTATACGGTTACGTTTACTGATGAAATAGCCGGTAGACCTGATGTATTAGGGGAGTGTCACCATGAACCTCCTATTATTCTTTTAAAAAGTAAGCAAAGTGAAAAAGAAGTGTTTTCTACGCTTATTCATGAACTAGTACACGTATTTGATTTTGAATACGATATTAACCTAACTGAAACCCAAGTACAAAAGCTTGAAAAAGCTGTGATTAGGTTTTTAAATAAAAATCAATTAATTTAAGGAGATTAAAATGTCTGATTCAGTAAATCATCCTAAGCATTACAATTCAGGTAAGTTTGAGGTAATTGATGTTATTGAGGATTGGAATCTGGGGTTTAACCTAGGTAACGCTGTAAAATACGTGGGTAGAGCGGGTAAAAAAGACCCTAATAAAACTGTAGAAGACCTATCTAAAGCTGTTTGGTACATTGAAAGGGAAATTAAACGACTAAAGACTGAAGTAAACAAATAGTTTATAGAGGTGTTTATGGATAAAGTTATTGTAAGAGTTATTCCTGGTATTAATCCTTCTGTTAAGATTATACAGCTTATTAATGTAGTTAACGATGTAGAAACCGTTGTACATACCCTTAAGGTTTCTATTAACGTGCCGGTGGAGGTACAAGAGTAGGGGTAGTTTATGCGGGATCGTAAAAAGCGTGAAAACGAAGACCTTAAAGGTGAAATTCGTCAGCTTAAAAAAGTTATTAAACACTTAAAAAAAGAAGCCGGTAAAGCAGAAAAGAAAGCCAGACGGCAAGAATACGATTTGCAAAACTTTAGCGTAGAAGAAGAATTACCAGAACCTTCTATTACTAAAGATGATAATGTTTGTGAAAATTGCGGTAAAACTGTTCAGATCATAAACCTTGAAAAACAAGGTAAGTTTTATAAGTGCTCTAACTGTAAAACTCAAAGAAGAAAAAAGACTTGACGTAATTTATAGATATAGTACATTGGTACTATGAGTCTAGAACTAGCTCCTAGTGCTAACAAAAAACTACTAGTTATAGACCCAAGCGGTAGTCATTTAGCTTTTTCTATTGTAAGTATTGACGATAAAGTTCTTACTTTTCATTATGTAGGAATGCTTTGGACTCAACCTAGCTGGGGTATTGGTAAACGCCTTTCTTATATGGAAAGAGCATTTAAATTTCTTTTAAACCTTAAAAATCACGTAGTTGACTCAATGTATACCGAGGCTTTCTTTGTAAACAAGTTTAAAATGTCCGGTATTTCAGTAATACCTACTGTTAATAATTTAATGCAGAAAGTGATTTATGAAGAGGATTCTAGGATTGGTTATAAGGAGATTAGTCCTACGACTTGGCGTAAGGTCTTGGGTATTAAGGCTGTTACTTCTGACACTGGTGGGAAAGATTATAAATTCCCTACGGAAACTTACGTAAAGAATAATATTAAAGTTCCTTTACCTGATGAAATTATTTCTAACATTACGTTTAATCTTAGGGCTAGACCTAATGATATTACTGACGTAATGGCTATTAGTATGGCTATAGGTAAAACATTAGGATGTACTGAATTTGATGTAACTTCTTATTGTTTTAATTATGGATTGTTTTATAACAGTTTAAAGGAGTTATATGAAAATTTTAAGTAGTATTGTTCGAGTAATTGCTGCTGTTTTAATCTTTTTATCGTCGGCTTATTTAGTGCTTCAGGCCCCGCAAATGCACTCTGAGTATATGCGAAATAAGGTAGGGGCTACTGTTTCTCTGTTAAACAATGGTCAAAGAACAGGAGGTGGAACAGGGTTTCAGGTAACAACCTCAAAGGGTGTTCAGTATACGCTAACTAACCGTCACGTTTGTCGAATGGATAAACCTATTAACACTTTAGTTAACGGTAAACGAAGAACATTAAAGATTGTTAAGGTATCCTCTAAAACAGATCTTTGTGTACTTGAGGCTATTAAGGAATTAAGGGCTTTAGATCTTGCTAGTTCTGTTAAAATCGGTGAGGGTATTGCTGCACTTGGACACCCTCAGTTATTACCTCTGGCCTTAACTAGGGGCGAATTAATGGGTTACGCTAGTGTTGGTATTGGAGAAGCTATGGTATTTAATCCTGCTCAATGCCCTAAAGCTACTGAACCAGTAATGAGTTTATTTGGTGTTATTTGTGTTCGAGAATACAAAGCCGGTGTTACTAATGTCACTATTTTACCTGGATCTTCCGGTAGTCCTATGGTAAACTTTTGGGGTAATCTAGTAGGCGTTGTATTTGCTGCCAACAATTCTAGTAATTGGGGATTAGTTATTCCATTAAACGAAGTAAGGGAGTTTTTAGAAAGCCTATGAAAAAATTAACTGAGTTATTTAAAAAATGGGGTTTAGCTGTTCTAGGTGTAATTGCTGGGATTATTGTACTGTTTCGATTTAGAGATAAGTTAGACGGCATTCTTTCAAAAGAAAAACTACAAAAAACTAATGAGGAATCAACCCGATTAGAAACTGTAGTAAAAATTAATAAAGAAGGCATTAAACGTCATTACAATGAAATGACTGAAAAACAAGAAGAAGCCGATAAAGTCAAACCTAGTGAAGTAGAAGATTTTTATAAGAGGCGTTAAAATGAAAGCCAAAGTAACAAGTAGCGTTGTGTATAGTGGTAAATTTAAAGATGTTAAATCTGTATTACCTAAACTAATGCTATCTAAAAAGGGTATTTTAGATTTACATAAAAAAATAGGTTATTTAACTAAGGTTAGAATTGGATACGCTACAGAATCTTCTTTAAACCCTGATGTATTGGTTGAAGGTACTGAGGGTAAGCAAATTATTACCCAACATTTTCAAATAAATACAACTAATAAAGAAGAGTTCTATCACGTAGGTTATCGTCGTAGTGACGATTGGTTAGGATTAGACGGTAAATTAATTCACAAGTCTAAAGGTGTTTTACTTAGAATTGAATATCTTAGTACAGGAACAAACTTGTTTAAGTTTATGTTTTATAAGTTTATGAAGTTATTTACGGTTAAGCGCGAGTCTTAGCTTACCGAATTGACGATTAGCCCTATTAGCTTTTTGTTTGTCTCTAATAGCGCTTTTTTTCTCTTTGCTGCTAAGTTCTGACCAGGTTTTAGGTGTGCCGCTTGTTATCCTAACACTAGGGCGACACTTTTCGGGATTTTGTTTGTCTTTGCTTGTACCGCAAGGCTTACCGTCAGGCTTGGTCCACTTTTCTTTGTGCCAACGAGCTAAACCCGTAGTAGTTGGCTTAGGCATAGCCTCCGCCTTTTTCCTTGTATCGCTTGACTAACCAAGAACTACCGTAAGCACTAGGCCACTTAGTAAATTTACGTTTAGCCTCAGCTTTTACTTGGGCGTATAATTTAGGATTAGTGGGTTTATCTCCGGTAGAGGTTCTGCCCATTGATTCTTTAAGTTTTTTAAATTCTCGTTTTTTAGCCATTATGATTTATTCCTTGGCCATAGGGTTTTACATGCCCAGTGTTGAGCACCTAGTTTGGTTTTTGGTTCGTCGCACTTATGTCGTGCTCTAAATGATTTTTTAGCAGCTTTAGAATAATTATGTCTATAGCCCTTTTGTCCAAATCTTATAATTTTTTCTTTACCATCTTCGCAAGCTTTAACCACTGCTTTTTTAACTGGATGACTAGGAGTCATTTTAGGTTGATTGCATTTTAGCATTTCACGAAGTTTACTAAACTTTGCCATATTAAAGTAACCTATTTATTCTCTTATTAGCAGGTACTCTAAACTTTTCTAGTTCTTTTTGTAGTTCTCTAGCGCGTTTAATGCGATCACTTTGTTCTAGTTTTTTAGGATCTATTTTACTATGAGTAAGATTACTACCTTTTTCCCAAGCGTAGGTAGCTCTTTCTAAATCGTTTTTATTCTTAAATAAGACTTCTTTAGCTAATAAACGAGCTATAGTTTTTTCAAAAGCTGGATCATTTTCTACCATTTTAGCTAATTCTTGTTTGTCTAGTTTAGCTAAATCTTTAAATTGTTGTCTATTTTCTGCTGGTACTAGTTTACCGAGCACGTTAATTTCGCTACCGGCTTTAGTTAAAACATCTTTAATGGTATTAGGTAATAATCCGTAGCTTCCTACGGCTTTATCGCCTTTATGTATTCCCGACTTAATAACCTTGTGATTTTTATTTTGACCAAATGAAGATTCTAAGCCTTGTTGTAATAATAAGAAATTATCTAGTTTATTATCATCTAATTCAGTTTTAGTAAGATCTTCGATAAAGTTACGTCCTGGTTTAGTAGGTCTTACTGACCCAGCCTCGGCTTCCATAGCCTTTGTGCCTAAAGTACCTGCTGCTAGTCCTGTTCCTAACTTTAGTTTATTAGGTAAACCTTCGATAGCTTTTCTTTTTATATTAGCAAAATTATCGGCGGTGTCTTTTATGGCTTTTTCTTTAATAGGATCATAGTAGACTGTATTCTCTAACACATCTTTTACATACGGATCGTCTAAACTATCGGTAATCTCTTTTATAGTTTCTTCTTCGGTTTTATAAGTTTTTTTTATTGTAGGCAGTTTAGTAGGCTTACTAGTTTTTGGTTTTAGATCAAGAATTTCTCTTAGGGTCGGTGAAGCGTACTGCTCTGTACCCTTTACGACTGTAGGCGCTTTACTAGCGCTTTCTTCTGCTACCTGTCTAGCAAAGTTTAAGTCATCAACCGCTTCTTTAGCCAATCGACCTTTAGGAATAGGTAAACCCTTTACTCCAATGCTGCCTACGGTACTAGCTGCTGACTGCGCTAAATTAAGTTGTTGGGCTAATTTTCTATTAAGGTCTTCTTCTGTGCTGGTATCTCCGGCCTTGCGTAAAACGCCTTTATTAAGCTCTACAAGACCCTTCTCAGTGTCGCTTAAGTCCTCGATGCCTTTATCTGATTCTACAGAACCAGCGCCTTCTTCTTCCTTTAAACGATTAATAGAATTAACTATAGACCTACGGTAATCCATTTAGAGCTTGACTCCTATTAAATTATTTGTTAAATTGTAATATATGAGAACTATTAGCTTTTTTCTATTAATGTCATTAAGTTTCAATACCTTAGCTCAAGTACAGTACATCGAAAAAGGAACTCAAGCTCCTTTTACTGGTTATCTATTTACTCCTGAAGCAGAGTTAAAAAACCGTAAGGATTTGATTCAACTGGATATGTTTCGTCAAACTGTACCCCTTTTAGAGCAAAATAACACCCTTTTAACCAAGCAGGTAGACCTATGGCGAACTCAATCAGATGAGTTATCTAAACAACTTATTAGACAAGAAAGAAGTACCTTTTGGCAAAATCTAGGATATTTTGCTTTAGGTGCTGTTTTAACCACTGGCCTAGCTTTTGCAGTAAACCAATCAACTAAGTAATTGACTTATTGGTATGAAATGGTAAATTAGATATATCATGGACGAGAAAGACCTCAAGGATGAGGTTTATACTGATGATCTTGGTATAGACCCTGCCGTTGGTGAAGTATTAAAAGCGGCAGATCTAAGTAAATTAGATAAAAGATCTACCCATATTATAAAAGAAATACGTAGATTTATTATTGGTAATAACATAAAGCCTGGTAAAACAGGTATATTTTCTGAAATGGTATATGATCTTTATGTTCAGTGGTCCGATGCTCCAGTTTCGCCTCAGTGGTTTACGCAACACTTTAGGCTTTTCTTTCGTCGTTCTACTTGGTCTGATAGATTTTACTACTACAAGTTAGACCCTAAACCTTTTGGGGTAGAAGAAGATTTTAGCGTATACACTGCTTATAAACAAAAAGCGGGTTTACTTAAAAAGAAAAAAACAAAGCTTAATAAATATTATGGTGTTTATAGACTACCTTTTGGTGGATTTGTAGCTAGAGCTAAGAATCAAAATGGTGAGACGGTTTCGTTGGGTTTTTTTAAAACACCAAAAGAAGCGGCTATAAACTACGATAAATATGTTTATTTATTATGGGGTAGATCAGCCCATTTAAACTTCCCAGGAAGGATAAAAGAATATGAAAAAGAGTACCGCGAAAAGTAAAAAGAAAAAAAGCGTACACCGCAACAAAGAAAAGAATGTAACCTTTAACCTAAAAAGAATGGTAGCTAATAGAAGAGAACAATTAGCCGTAGATTATTTAAATCAGTTATCTGAAAAAGAAAAGAACTGGCTAAATAGATTTAATGAGGAATATGTATTGGCTAATTTTAATCATCCTGGTAAGGTATTAGATGACTCACCTAAAGCTAAAAAAAGATCTTACGATGCTAATAACGCAAGAAATAGATGTCTTTATACAATGAGTAAAGTAACTGGTAAGTTAAATAAAATTATGTCTAAAGAGCATTTAGAAATACTATTAGATCATGATAGATCTAATCAAAATCCCGAAGATGCGCTAATTGAAGCGATAGATGCTAAATTAGATTATACTAAGCTCTTGGAGGAGCTTAACCAAAGCAAAAAGGGTAGTAAAGACTCCGACTAACCAAAGACTTCCGGAAAACCATTTAATAGGAGCTTCTACTTTTTCTAGTCGTTTATTTAATTCATTGGCTTTTAATTGGGCAGCTTCGTCTTGATTAGCGTGAAAACTAAGAGCACCTTCAATTCTGCCCATTCGATCTCTTAGATCACTAAATCCCTCATCTACTTTTTCTTGAAGATGAATTATTTGCTTTTCTAAAAATGAGTTATCCACGATACAATCCTAATTAGTTACTAGCGTTTATTCTTTCTTATCTTTCATTAATTCTCTAAAACCAGGGTCTTGTTGTATTAAAAATAACGTAGCGTTACGTTTAATAGGATCTGTAGTTGTTGAAGCTACGTTAAATAAGTTAGTTAGCTTTTTAGCGCTTTCTGTATCTTTTACTTTAGAAATTACTTCTTTACTTAGATTTTGTAGTTCTTTAGGCGTAGACTTGCTTAAAAAATTACTAAGGTTTTGTGCCGATCTTTTAACGGCTCCTGTGGCCCTTCCTAGTTGATTTGGTACTACATCTAATATAGCAGGTGTTTGTTTTAAAATTTGAGCAGGAGCATCTTGCGTTGCGGCAATGTTACTTAAGTCTATGTTATATAGATCGGCTTTTTCTAAGGCTTTTGACGCACCACCAATAAGTTCTTCGCCTCTTTCTTCACCAAAAGCTTTTTTGGCTATGTTTTGAGCACTCTCAAAATCTTTACCAGATTTTACATTGGGTTTAAAGGGTACTTCTAGTGTGCTAATTGTTTTTTGTGGGGTAATTACCTGTAATTCTTCTTCTAATAGATCTTGTCTTCCTAGTAATTTTTCTAAGCTTTGAAATCTTTTTTGTTGTTGTAATAAATCTTTAGGAGTGCTTATGTCTATTTCTTGTTTAAGTAATTTTTTAGCTTCGGAATCGTCAATTTTAGACTTATTTATTATTTCAAATAAATCTGGTCTTTGGGTTTTTAGTAATTCATTCGCTCTTTCATTTACTTGTTTTTCAGTTATATTTAATTGTTTAGCAATTCTAGCTTTTTCTGCCGAACTTAAAACGCCTTTTTCTAGGGAATCGGCTAATTCCTGGTCTAGCACTTTAGCTGCTTGGGTAATAGGAGCTTCTATAAAAGTTCTTCCTAATTCTCTTTGACCGGCGACTTTATCACCGAATTCTACAATATCAATAGGAAATAATTTATCACTTGCTTTTTGTGAATAGTTACCTAATGTATCTTCTAATAAAAATAAATTTTTAAAACTATTGTTAATCCCTTTTAGTTCAGGTATGTTTTCTCCGATTTTATTGTCAATAGAAGTGTAAACTTCTAAAAATAATCTTCTCTGTTCATTAGGTAGATTTTTTGCTGTTTGATATATAAATTGTTTTAATCCTTTAAATTGTTCTGGATCTAGTTTTTTAGCAAACCAAGAATCAAGATTACCTGAAATAGCGTCTAATTGTGCCGCTTGGTCTGGTCTAAGATTTACTTTATAGTTGCCTAGGCTTGTTCTAAGTTGGTCTATTTCGTCGCTAAAATCTAATTTTACATTACTATTTTTAGTAATACGTCCGTATTCTTTGGTTAAGCCGTCTCGTGTTTTATTTATTTTTTGTGCTAGATTAACCGCTTCTTTTTCAAGTTTTTCATTAGCTTGTTTAATTCCAGCTTCTTTACCTTGTTCTAAAACTTGTCTAGTTTGTTGTCTAGATTTTTGAAGTAGGTCTTCAAGCTCTTTTCTAGCTAAGTCGATATTTTCATTATGCTTAGCTACTTGTTCTTGTACTCGTAATTCAGCTTGCTTCTTAGCTGCTTCAATACCTTCTTCTGTTACCTTTTTACCTTCAACAATGGCATTACCTAAATCATCTAATTTTTTATAAGCTTCTTTTTGAACTTGTACTTGTTGTTCAGGATCAAGAATATTTCCGCCTTGTTGTCCTAAATCAAATTGTTTACCAGCCCTAGTGCCTATGTTACTTCGTGAAATAGCGTTACTTGCGCCTTGTAAACCGTATTTAGCTAAAATACCAGCAGTAGCTCCACCGCCTATTTTAGCAGCTTTTTCTAGTAAGCTATCATCTTCGTTAATTAATTGAGAACCGCCGTAAGCTCCTAATCCTCCGGCTACTACGTTACCTGTACCAACTTTACCTACTGCTCCAGGTAAAACTCCGCCTAATACGGCTCCTGTAGCGGTGTCTCTAACAATTTCTCCTGCTGTATCACCTTCAGAGTATCCAAATCCTGCCGCTGCACCTTCTGCTGCACCTAAAGCGGCTATGCCTTTAGCACCTAAAGCTCCACCTTTAGCTAAAGCTGTAGCTCCTCCGGTTGCAAGTGTAGAGGCTAAACCTCCGGCTACGTTACCTAAAAATGCTGTTTTAGGATTAGCTTCTTCACTGGCTTTAAAAGCTTGTCTAGATTCATCACGTTCTTCTGTGTAAAGTTCAGGTAAATCAGCTAGAGTTTTATCAGTAAAAGCTACGTCTTTTAGTGCTCCTGCCGCACCTGCTATTTCATCGGCTAATCCAAAACTAGCACCTTGTGCTGCGCCTCTTAGAAAAGATTCGGTCTTAGAAATAGAATTATCTACTTCTTCGAATGGTTGACTTTCGTCAAAAGTAATCTCTTCAAATGGTAGCGATTCATCGAATTTTGGATCTGCCATTTTATTCCTCAAATCCTATAAATTTTTTATTTTCGTCAAATAAAGCAATTTTACCGTCTTTTTGTTTTTGTCTGAACTTGACTGCACTTGTTGAAGTAGCTGCTTTTTGTGCAGAATCTTTTCTTTCTTTTGCTCTAGCTTGAGCTTCTTCTCTAGCTTGTGCTATTGTTTGAACGGATTCTAAAGTAGGATCTTCAAAATCAGCAAGATCGTCCTGACCTAGTAATATAAGGGTGTCGTTTACTGAATATGGTCTTTCTAAAGTTTCGCTCATGTTTCTAGCAAATTGTCGTGCTCTGACTCTAGTAATAACGTTTCTTCGGTCTTTTGCCATTTCTGTTAGCGTTAGCATAGATGCTTTAATTAATTCAGCATTTTCTTCAGTTAAAGTACCTGTTGCTAATGTCTGTAAAAATTGAGTAATTCTTGGTACTAAGGCTTTATTTGCAACATATCGAGTAACGTCGGCTTCGGATAAAGCACCTACTTCACCCATAGCTTTAGCTACTTTTACACCAGCTTGCGCTGCGGCTTGTGGAATTGTTTTTGCTTTTTCTGCAATAACATCAATTTGTTCACCAGCTTTAATTTCTTCATTAACTTTTTCAAGAGCTTTATTTACTCCATCCTGAAACTTAGCAGTTCTTTCTGTAGCGTATTGACGACCTTTACGATCTTCTTCTAATTTTCTTTGTGTTAATAGTTCTTGTTGACGTAATGCTCTATCTGCTGCTGCACTTCTAGCGGTTTCTTTTCTTGCATCCAACTGTTCTTTTAGTTGTAATACTTTAAAATTATCATCTAATTGTTGAGCAGTCATTCGCTCAAAACTAGGAGAACTAGCAAATTCAGGAAAGTTTTGTCTAATTAATTCGCGAGCACGTTTAGATTCTTCACTATTAGGATCTAATAGTTTTTGTTTATTAGTAAAGTCTAAGCGCTCAGCTTCGGATTTTCTTTGAGTTAGTAATTGTTCTACAGGAAGATTAGCTGATTCAAATAAACTTTTTGCAAATTGTGATTCATCTAATTTACCTTGATTAAATTGAGTAGCTCCTGATAAAATTTCATTAGCTGCTAAATTAATTCTAGCATCTCTTAAATTTTGATTAGCAAGTTCTTGAGCTTGTCTTAATTGAACATCACCTAACTCTTGTGGTTTAGTTAGGTCTTGTTCTAGCTCAGTTGGTTGCATTGAGCTTAGATCACGAGTAAGATCTCTTACGCCTGGTTGTGTTTGTTTTTGAGGACCGAACTTTTGTAATAGCTTTTGATTTTGGTCATCTTTTTGCATTTGGGCGCGTTCAGCTTCACCAAACTTACGAATCTCTTCAAAATACTCATCGCTTAATTGAGGAATGAGTTGTTCTTGAGATAATTCGTCTCTATTTTCAAAATCTAATTCAAAAGGCGATTGTCCTGGTAAGCGCATAATTTAGCTCTCAAATCCTCGTGTTAATTTAGCGTTTTGATTAGCTTTTTCTTTTTCTTCATCAGTTAATTCACTAATTTCTAAATTAGATCTAGGAGTTTTAGATGTCGAAAATGGGTTTAGCTTTTTTAAATCGGTATTAGCTAATAGATCGCCTGCTCCGCTTACTACTCTAGAAATACCACTTGTGCGGTTAGCTCGGCGAGTATCCGCTACTCGTCCTCCAGTAACACGAAGATCGCCAACTTCCCTAGCTTTAGCTAACCTGGCGTCATAATTTCTAGCAATAGCATCGGCCATATTATCTCGTTCCCTGTTAGATAAATTTACGTTTTTATCTAATAAATCTTGACGTTGTTCTAAATTGAGTTGTAGTGCAGCATTTCTACGATTAACGTTAGAACCTGCTGTATCTTGTTGATTACTTACGTTAAATCTATTAATAGCGTCTTGTTGAGCGGCTACGTTTTCTTGTCGTCTGATGTCCTCTTGTGACATAGCGCCTGCTTGTTGACGTAGGTTAAGAATAGCAGATCGACGAGCTTGCTCTGATCTAGCTGCTGCATCTAGAGCGGCTTGGCGTTGAGCTTCCGCTGCTTGTTGTTGTGCCATTTGTCTTTGCACTAATTCATCCCCTGCACTTAATGTACCACGTGCAGCTAAATTTTGCAAGATAGCGCCTTGTTGACCGCGATTTCTTTGGTCTGCTTGACCTAGAGCTTGGTCTAGTGCTGCTCGGCTTTCTAGTGTAATTCCGGTGGATTCGGCTTCTCGACGAATGCCTTCAATAGCCCTTCGCTGTAAATCCCTTAATTCAGGATCTTCTTCTACCTTTTTAAGTTCAGTATCGGCTAAGGTAAAGGTTTGTTCTAGTTCGGGGGTTAGTTCGCCTGCTGATTGGTAACGTTGATAGGTAGCGGCTAAAGCTTCAGCCGGAGGTACACCTACCTTAATTAAATCATTTACAGCCTTTTCAATAGCTTCTTCTTGTTTGCTTTTCTTTTTATTACCAAACAAGTTAAAAGCTGCTCCGGCTAATTTAACTCCTACTCCTAAAGCTGGGTTAATTAAACTTGCCCCTGTTGCTACAGCATCTTCTATTGCCATTTTATTGTCTTCCTATTCGGCTAATAATGTCACGTCTTTGTTGATTTCTATTAATTTGATCTAAGTTACGTAAAGTAGAGTTTCGTGCGTCAGCGAATACTCTATTTTGTTCATCTATTAAATTAAAAAGTCTGTTTTGGTCGACATTTGTAAATTGTCCGCTATCCGAAAACCCATCATCATTTTTTTGTTTTTTTCTAAGATCTGAAATTTCTTTTTCTCGTCTTGTAAATCGTTCTTTAGCTAAAGGATCTAAAATATTAATAACCGCTTCTCTCTGTTGTTGGTTAGCTACTCCGCTGGCTGGTATGCTCGCTATTAAATTAGCTGTTTCTGGGCTTTGGTTAAATAAGTTTACTATGGCGTCCCTTTGGAATGGCTCGCCTGTTCTAACATAGTCTTCAAAATTAGCTCCGCCTTGTAGTCCTGCTAGATTTTGTTCGGCTAATGCTAACTGTTGAGTAAAGCTGTCACTTAGTCCTCTTTGTACCCCTGGACCTTGATCTTGGAATTGAATCTGTTCGCCTTCGCCTGCTAAATTAGCTAAAGCGTTTAATTGTTCCGCTGCTGTTCTATCGAAGTTAGCTCTAGATGCTTTTTGTACGTTTTGAGCAAAACCTAACCTAATTTGATCGTCAGTTAAACCTAGACCTCTTAAACGATTAATAGCTGATACATCACCGAATTGACCTGATAATAACTGGTTAAATTCATCCTGGCTAATTTCGGCGGCATCGGCCTCAAGCTCAGTATTTCTAGCTTCTATTTCTCGATCTAACTGTGTACCTCTAGTACCTAAACCTTCAATAACTTGTCTACGTAAATCTGCTCTTTGAGTTTCTAATTCACCGCTTACTTGACCAGATTGACGACGAGATTCTTCTAATTCTCGATTAATTCTAGAATCAAGACCACGAGCTTCTGTGGCTGTCTTTTGTAAAGCTCTAGCGGCTTCAGGACCAGATTGACCAACTAATAGGTTATCTAGTCGTTGTTGGCCCCTAGAGTACCCTTGGCGTCCAAATAGCTGCTGTAATGCACCAAATCGACCTGTTTCAGTTTGAGCGGCGTTTGAAATAGCTTGCGCGTCTTGACGACTACGTTCAATTTCTGATAAGTTACCTAACTCTTCAGGAGCTTGAAACTCTTGTTGTGTAGCTTGTCGAACTTGTTCAGCGGCTTCCGCTACGTTAGTTGGTTGCTCTTGTTTTTGAGTAAGTTGAGCTAATCCAGCTTGAGCCTGTTGTCCTGCTTGTAGTTGGCGCTGCCTTTGATCTTCTAGTTGTTGACCAAACTGTTCTTTACTTTGATCGACTTGTTGACCGGCTTGTTGAGTTTTTACGCCTACTTTTTGAGCAAAGCGTTGACCAAATGCGCCTTCTGGGGTTTGATTAGCTCTAATAAAATTCTGTAAATTAGTAAATCTACCAGAACTTCTTTGTGATTGCGGTTTGGGTGCTCCGGCTTGTTGAGGTTGTGCTGCTGGTGTACCGGCTTGCACATTAGCTGATTCTGCTCTATTTGTAACAGGGGCTTGTTGCTGCTGTTGTGCCTGGTTTTGTTGGGGTTGTTGTGCAGAATTAAGGGGGTTCTGTTGTGCAGAATTAAGGGGGTTCTGTTGTGAACCTCCTTGAGACTGATCTTCATTTCTTTCAACTACAGGCATTTTTGTCTAACCCCTTGATATAATAATATTTGTTAATCGTTAAGCAAAAAAGACTATCCTTAAACGGTACTGATTACCTTCGGTTAACCCTGTGATATTATTAATGATAAGTTGTCCTTGACCGTTGGTAAATTGAACAAATGGACTAGTTTCTAAAATTTCATTAGGGTTAGTTAGACTATCTACCCTTAAAACCTGAGCGCCAGTAATAGGTGAAGGTAGGGTATTTCTTACAGTAGTACCTGCTCCATTTCCTATAACAGAAATAGTTACATCTAAGGCTTGGAAATTATCATTAAAGTTTAGGTTTTTATTAAAAGCAAAACTTACTGATTCTATAAACTGGTTAATAATATAAAAAAACCCGCTAACTAGATCGTTATACTTGGGTGGATAATCCTCAACAATAAGGCGTCTAGGAGAGTTTAGTTTTGCCATTATCTATTAACTCTTTGAATAATAGGATCAAATGTTAAAGATAGTCCTACCATTCGATAGCCTTCAAAAGCTCTTTTGTGTTCAAATCTAGGTTCTAGGAATCGGCATTTTTGTTTTTCTCTTGGTACGTAGGTTCTAAACGCTCTTGGTTCTTCCACGCTACCCCAAGAATCATTGCCCCATTCAATATTACCCCATCCACCAGCCGTATTCGATTGAAATTCTACTTTTTGGAATCCGTATAATAAATCTGATCTAAAACTTAAATCTACTCTATTTGATTCAATGCTACTGAACATTAAATTAGCTTCGTAGTATTGTTTAAGTATTGAAGGATCGCCAGAATGTTGAGGTGCCCAAGTAACTCTAGTTAATATGTGATTATAAAATGTAGCAGAGGCTACGTCCCAATCTAATTCATTTTCTACTGTAATAGTGCTTGTTGTTGTATTAATTTCTATTACGTTTGTTTCTAGTTGTGTAGTCGAACTAGAGGTTTGGTAATTGTTAAAAGCAACGACGCTATCTATATTAAGTTTATTTACTATAATATTAAAGTCGCTTTGTATAGCAGTTGGTGTAGTGCCTAGGCTCATTGAAGAATAGTAGTTTGTAAACTGTAAGCCGTCAGTATCTAATTTTTGTGCTAGTTGGTTTAGTTTTGTTCTTAACTGACTTTTTGTTGTTACAATAAGAGTGCTCACAAAGTCACTCGATGCTACTCCTGGATCTGTGTCTAGTTTAGCAAGTAGAGTATTAAACTTAAACGGTGTTAAATACACAGTTTGTGTAAACATATCGCCTACTTTTAAATTAGCTAAAATAGTAAGAGTTAATAGTTTACCGTTGGCGGCGGTTATATTCGTAGTATATTCCCTATCGGCAAAATCTCGGTAAGTATAGCTTTTTCTTTCTTGCTCAATAAAGTTAGTATCTCCAGCACCTAAGTATAGCTTATCGTCAGCAGAGTTAACTATACCGCATGTTTTTTCAATGGGAAATCTTGTCCAGGCATTTGTTACTGTATTAAATACATAACACTGTGTAGCATTTACGTCAGAGTTTTGTTCTACCGTCCATAAATGATACTGTCTAGCTGTAGTGTAGTACAATCCAAAAGTAGCTTTTTTAAAATTAGTAAATAAAGGAGAAAACAATGGTGTTATTTTATCCTCAATGTTTGAAGATACAATACTTGATCCAGTATCGCTAACTCTAACTATACCTTGATCCGCCAGCATATAAATTTGATTGTTACCTACCGCTACACTTTCTGGTGCTACGAGTATTGTGGAATTATCAAATAAACTATCCGATAAAGAAAATACAGAATCGCCTATAATTCTATATATACCATCTTCTTTAAATACGAATAAACTATCTCTTAGTGGTACTATTCTTAAAATAGCGCTATCTTTACCGCCAATATCTCGATAATTAGGTGTGGGTACTGCCTCTGGTTGTTGAAATTTAGAGAAGTAGATCCTGTTGGGTTTTACTTCATTGTCAGATATGTTAGCGTTTCCAGTAACCGGAATGGCTGGGGAAAATTCGTCGCCTGTTGCTGTGCTATTGGCATTTAAATGAAAAGCCGCTGTATCTAGATTTCTTGCAAATATGCGAATAAGTCCAGGAACGTCATCTACTCCTGATTCGTAAGACGCGTATAAAAAGATATTAGCTGTATATCTATTAATTACTTTAACTAGGCTTCTTGCGGTTTCGTCTACTTGTTGGGCAGGTGTAGCTAAAGGATCAGGTAGTTTTACTACGCCCGATGGTGCATTTTCGATTGCATTAAAAGTTATAGTAAAATTTAATAAACCACTCGTAAATGTAATAGTAGAACTTGATGTAAAAGTATCGGCACTAACCATTGAAATATTTAAAAAGTGCGGTGTTTTTGTATTAGCGTAAAATAACGAATTTTTATAAATACCGATATCTTTAGCAAAAGGAGGAGGTTGGTTTGCCTGTTGTATACCTTCTTGGTTAGGATTAGTATACAAATCGGCTCCTCTAAAATCATCTGGGGTTATATCAGTAACCGTTACTAGTTTATTAGTAATTTGTGTAGATGTAGGATTGTCCTCAAGAACTAGTTGTAACTCGTCTCCTGGATCAATGTCTAATCCGCCTGATTGGGCTGATCTATAAATTTGATAGAAGTGATCGGTAGTTATACCTTCTGGTATAGTAAAATTAACATCAACATTTCTTGATTTTTCAGATATTAGAAAGTTACCTGCTGTTTGAGCGGCAGTTGCAATTTTAACCGTGGGTTCGTCATTTAGCGTTGCTACTATTTCATCAAAGAATTCTTGTTGTTGTAAATAGTCTGGTTGATTGTTTTCTGTTGGGACTGGGTACTTTCTTTGAATCCCGCTTGCCCAAGTACCTGCTGCTGTACCCGCTACTGTTGTAGTAACAGGAATGGTAAATGTTGTAGGGGATGCTACTGTGACAGTATATTCACCTACTAATTGAGGTATGCTATTGGTGCCCGCTAAAACTACTTTGTCCCCTGATTGCATACCATGCGCGGCGCTGGTTGTAACTAACGCATTAGAAGCTGCGCTAATTGAACTAACGCTACCATTTCTACCGTAACGCGCTTGTGTTATATAATTTAAATCGTTTTCTATTTTAGTAGCTAATTGTTTTAATCTAGCATTAAATGTAGCTGCTGTATCGTTAGTATTAAGTGCTGTAATTGTACTTGCGTAATTTGTATCCGATAATTCATCTACTAAAGAAACTGGTGCCGCTGTATCTAATTTAGTTCTTAGTGTGTTAAAATTGTTAGCTAGTAACTCATTAATTCCTAAGCCCACTACTACTCGATTAGAAGGTGCTCCTAGTATTAGGTTATTGTTCCTATCTTTAAATCCCCAAACTACTCTATAGGCTACTTGATTATTATTTTGTAAAAATCCACTAATCCCAGTAGAAATAGATGCTTCTGTGTCTAGGGCTATTTTACCGCCAGGATTTTGAATAGCAGTATCAATTTGATCTAGTTTTTTAATACCGCTAGAAGTGGTCATGTAGAAATTACCGTTAATCTCTACGCCTCTAATTTTGAGATTGGTATCTGGTTCACTATAAGTACCTGAATAGCTAGTAAATGTACCGCCTGGGTTACTATCATACTGAAGCACGTTAGCGTAATGTCTAATTAAACGTTTTTGGTAAACTAATAATTGTTTAGCTCTGCTAGTAGCATTACCCATAGAGTTTGCGTAGGTTTTAAACCCTCGCCTCGGTTCAGCTACATCATCCGCATTAATAACGATATTATCTGCTTCAATTAGCGCACCATCGGGAACCGAGCCTAAATTGTTGGGCTCAGTTACTAAGCCTTTAACCTTTAGGTTTACTGACTGAGGCATTGTTAGGGCCTCCCTCTATTGCTCCAAATAACCTTAGATCGACGCATTAGACCGTTTACGTTATTAATCTTTTGAGGATTACCTTCGGTTCGAGTGTCAATCATTGAGAATAACATAGACTGCATTTCGTCTAGTTTTTTTAATGCTGCTGATAAGTTGTTTAAATCGCCCATAGCTTCTAAAATACGACATGCTACCGCTTGTGCTAAAAAGGGCCTTAGCTCAACTGGGATTTGAGGAACAATACATTCACCAGCAGAAGCAATATGATCTCCGATTTGAAGTTCACTAGGAATGTCTGCTGGATCTAAAGTAATCTGTTTAGTTGTAGGGTTTACACTAACAACGTTAACATCAAACTTGTAATTCTTAAAATTAGATTTATTTTGTAAAAAATCTACCTTTGAACTAGCGGTAATGTTAGACGGAAAGGTTACATTATTAATGGTAATTACGCCTGTAGTTGTGTTAATTCCGCTAATAATACCTACTCGTTTTGGTTCTACTAGTCTATTAGGTCTTAGGTAATAGCTTAAGCCTAGTTTGCCCCCGCCTACTTCGCCTACTAATACTACGTCGTTATTTTTTAAATAAAACGCAGCAAATCCTAAGCTGTTCGAATAATTAGAATATTGGAAATTATCAATTTGTTCGGGTTGTAATCGAGTAAGGGATAGCTTATTATTTTGATCGTCAGATAAACGATAAGCTTCTCTAAGCTTAGCACCTACTGCTCGATAAGGAATTTCGTAGTTTTGTTTACCTTGTTCAATGCTGTATTCAGCTTCGGTAACGTAAAATTCTTCTTTAACTTTTAAAATATTAGGAACTACTTTTAGATCCATTTCTTCGTTAGCGAACATAAGAATTTCGCTATCTTTGAACGTAATTTGAGAAGCAGGGACCATTGCCCTTACTTTAATAGATTCTAAAAGGTCGGTTACTGTAAAATCAAATCCGGCCATTATTTTCTCCTACTGTTATAGGAGCTTAGGCCATCTTTTTTTTAGCCTTAAGAAGCTCCCGCATTTTTTCCATATCATCGCCGGATTCTTCATCTTCGGCCATCATTTCTTCAGGCATTTCTTCTTCCATGCCTTCTTTTTCTTCAGCTTCTTCCATTTCTTCTACTGGCTCGGCTTTTACTTCAATTTCAATAATGCCTTTTTTGCCAAGATCTTCCATCATCATTTCTTGTGCAAATTTCTTAAGATCCATAAGCACGTCTTTCATGGCTTGTTTTTTGCCATCAGACATAGCTGGCATTTCTTTAGCTCCGGCTTTTAAAAGTTTTTTCATATCCATACACATATCTTCCTTATAATTAAGCGCCAAAACGTAGAAGTTGTTGTACTGAAGAACCTCCAGCTAAACGAGCAGCACTTACTGAGATGTCAGCGCCAGTTTCAGTAAGAGTTACTGCGTTTCCTGCCGGACCTGGAATTTTAGCGGTTAAGGTAACTACCGGACCCGCTACACTAGCAGAAACGTGATCTGCAACTAAAGGACTAGTTGACGCTTGAATAGCTGCCGCTAGGTTAGCCGCCGAAGCTGCTTGGTTAGCTCCTGGTACGAATTGGTTAGCTGCTGGAGAAGAAGCGACACAAAGGAAAGATACTCCGTTAATAACGACTGTATCACCTGCTGTAGCTGCTGCTGCAAAGGTAACTGTAGCACTTGCTGCCACTGGAGCTACTTCTAAAAGAACGGTTCCTTCATAAGAACCGGCTAACATACCTTTTAGGTTATTAATTGCTCCTTGAACTGCAAATGTAGGGCCTTTACCATTAAGCATTTCTTCAAGAATCTGAGTTTGAAGTTCGTTGTCGATAAATAAACGAAAAGATGACATTTTAGTATTCTCCTTAAATTATACAATTATTTGTTAACTATTCTAATGACTTAGTATCTTTACCTAAACTTAACCTACGACCAAAATAAAGGCCGGAAGTAGTCATAAATAGGGTTTCAAAAACACTAGTAGTTTTAACCATTTGGAAGATTTCTAGGGCTCCTACTATAACTAATCCTAAAAAAGACACTACTAGTAGGGTTAAACTAACGGACGGCTCTTTGGTTTTAGGATCAGAAATCCACTTCATATTGCTCCTTAGATGTCAATTTGGCTAAAGATTTTAGCGTCTTTTAGTGTTCTTGCTGTTGTTGTTCCGGTAGCGTGATCGTTAACATTTTCTGTCCAAACTTGATCTACCATATCAGGAATATCTGCTGGAGTAAGAACTCTTGTAGGGTTTACTCCTTGGCTAATAGCCGATAATGACGCCAGAGTTGTGCTTTGATTGCCTAATGGATCTCTTGCTCTAATTCCTATAAAATAGGTTTGTCCGTTAAGTAACAGGGTATTGTCTGCTAAAGTAAAAATATAAATAGATAGTTTATTTGTACTTAGAGCTAGATTAGTTGAAGAAAATAACCCTGTTGCTGTTGTTGGTTGTATGTAAACGTCATAATAAATAGGGTTAGACGCATCGGTAGCTGCTAACCATGTTGCTAATATAGAGCCGTTTAATTGTGCGGAAATTGTTGCTATTCCGGCAAAAGTAGGTGACGTAGTGTCTACTACACAAGCCTGGGAAGTTGGTGCGTAAACATTTCCGCTTACTAAAATATTAGCCATTTATTATAACTCCGTTAGTCCTGGTCTAATATCTACTCCTGGTGGAGAAGTAAATGTATACCTTACTAATGTTCCTACTGTGTTCGGAATAGTGCCTAATGGTAGCCAAGTTAATCCGTTATCTGTAGAATATTGAAATTGACTTGTGTGACTTGTTGTATTTTGATCTACTAACAATACGTTAGATAAATCGTATGCTCTAAATCGTAAAGCCGGTACGGTTGAAGAATAAGCGGTTTTTAATCTAAACGCAATTCTAGATGGGGTGTTGTTATCTGAAAATTCGTCTGAAAATTCCCAATTATCTGAAATTGTTGTATTTTCTTCTAGTCCTAAAATAAGTTCTGATATTTGAGCGTGAATTGATGGTCCAGTCATTAGAGTTTTAAATCTAATTTTAAATTGTATTTGATTTGCTGACGCTAATGAAGAAATATCTCTTGAAAAATCTACAGGAAGCCATCCTCCAGTAATAGAACCGAATCCGCTTGTTCTATAAAATAAGTCTAAAGTACCTGTCATGTCAATAGATTCTCTTAATGCTGTTAAAGATTTATATGTTGAAATAGGCGTGTTTAATACTTTAGTAACAATATAGCTAAAATCAAATGCCGACTCTGATCTTAAATCTATAAGATAAATTCCTCTTTGACCTACTTGGTTACAAAGAACGCCCATCCAACCTTGTTCAACATCAAGACCAATAGTAGCGACTAATGGTTGATATTCAATTAGATTAATAGAAGGGAATCCTTCTAGATATCTATTGGTTGTTCCGCCAAAAGAATAGTCTATTTGGTTGTTTACTACAGGTTTTATAACGTTTAGTGTTGTAGTTGTGTAAACTGTTTTGTCTAAAACGTTTGAATAGGTTGCATACCCTGCGGCTGGTGCTGTTATTTGGTTAACTGTTCCAAGTAAGTTAGATGTGGTTAAGCTTGGCCAAGTTACAGCGCCAGCGGTTAATTCGCTTAGTCTTCCTAAATATAGGTTAGTGCTGGTAGAAAAAAACGCGCAGTTTTGTCCAGAATTAGGTCCGTATTGAGGTGTAGCAAAATCTTCTGAGTCGGTTAAAAGAAGTGTTCCGGTTAAAGCTGGTAAATTTCCTGTTCTAAATACAAAGTTATTTGAACTAGTACCAAATGCTCTCCCTAATTGCGCACCAACTGATGCCGATCCTGTTGTGTTAATTGATGCTCCACCTGATGTTGCTGATAATTCAAAGGTGTTTGCCGTTGGGTTTCTTACGAAATAAACAGTGCCCACAACAAGTCCGGTTGGTAGTGTTCCTGCTGTAAAAACTACAGGATCGTTTGCTAAATATCCATGTCCAGTTAGTGTAACTACGCCTGGAGATGCTACTGTTACCGTAGCTGATCTAACTAAATAGGTTGGATTTGTTGCTGTGTTATAAACGTAATACTGATGCGTGGTGGCGTTTCCGTTGTGAACATAGAGTCTATTTCCTGAAAAATCAAGTACGCTTCCTGCTGTAGCTGTTTGTAGTTGGTTTACTCCAATATTAGTTGGATCTTGTATAAAATATACTGCTTTTTGGTTGTCGCCTGTAGCAAATGGAATGGTAGGAAATCCAATAGGGGCAAAATCGGCTAAATCTACGTTGTTAACTAGATAAGTTCCTCCGTTAATTAAAATGCTACCAGTTGTTGAAATAAAAATACGCCATCCTGTAGTTCCTGTATCAATTACTTTAATTGAACGTATAGCATGAGTAGTAGCTGCTACGTTAGCTAAGTTAATATTTAATCTTCCAATGTAAGAAGTTGCTCCTGTTGTAAAATTTATTGTGTATAAGGCTAATTGGTTAGTCGCAGTCATTGTAAAAATTCGACCATTTTGTGTAATATAAAGACTATTACTAATAGGAGCTAATCCTGCATCAGTAAACATATCTAAAAATCTATTAAGAGGAGGACCAAGCACTTGTCTAGAATTTAGAGTTTTTTGTGAAACTCTTCCTTGAATTGTTGTTTTAGTTTGATCGTAACTAGAAACAACATCGGATAATAGATCTGCTGGTAAATACTTTAACATATTAAATTTCTCCTACTAGCCGATAAACATTACTGATATACTCGGGCGATAGTGCTGTTTGACAGTAAATGTCATCTTTTAAATTATAAGCTTTTACAAAAATAGTGCTTCCTTCTATCTTTGAAACTTGAAAAGAATAACCCCAATATGGATCTGCGGGTAAGGCTAATTCACTTACATCTAACCAATCATTTTTCCAAATATTTATTAATCTACCATCTTCTATTCTTACTTCAGTTGAATTATTAGAATCTGATAATAAACTAGAATTAGGTGCAAATTCGTCTGTTCTTCCAAAATCTGCCATATTAACTTTCTGTAGTGCTTTCCATTTCACCGTTAATGTTATAGGTTATGTCTTTTGTTTTAACTTGACTTGTTAGTAAATTAGTCGTAACTACTTGAATTAAATTTCCTGCTAAATTGTAATTAAAATGTTTATTAAAAACTTGAATTGCTTTGGTATTATCGACGTAAACATTAAAATCTACAATATCTCCAGTTAAGTTATAAATAAATTCTTTAAAAGGAAAGGGTGCAGAAGTAGACCAAGCTACGTCTAATTCAAATTCTGGCGGTAGTCCTACTGAAGTAGCTAATGAACTTAGCGTTGTTTTTCTATTGCTAGAGGTTGCTATATCCCAAAATATTAGTTCGTCTATGCTATTGGCTGTTCCGTTTGGTAATGCGTTGATATTAACGCTAAAATCAATGGTGTCAGTACCGTCGTTACCGTTAATAAGAATACTGCTATCGGGCGAAGTTAAGGTAAGGGTATCGACTCCGCTTGTTGCGGTTGGACTGGTTCCTGTATCAGTTTGTATAGTATTAAAACTGTTTGTTGTGCCAGTTTCAATAGGCAATTTTCTATACGTTCTAGACATTACTCTCTAGACCTCACTACTACCTTAATTTCCATATTAGAAACGCTACCTGCTGTAACATCTAAACTAACCCGACCAAAACGATAATGAAAATCTCCTACATCATAAATATGATTTCCGGTAACTCCGTTTACAAAAACTCCGCTACCAGGGATAGGAGCAAAGTTAACGTTATCATTACTAGCTTCTAAGGTAAAGATTCCTGTAAATCCGGAACCTCCAGACCAAACCGCTTGTATTGAATAACCTTCTCTAATGTCTAATCTTACGCCATCTGTATTAATATCAGAACTTACTGCTTGTGCAGGAAATAAAACAAATTCTGATTGTACTTTTATAGTAGAACTCATTAAATTAACCCTAACTTAAATAATACGTCTAAAACTATATATAAACTTGTAACAACTAAACTTAATTTTGCTATTTTTGGTGTTTTATAAAGAACTAGTTTTGGTTCTTTTTTATTAGAGCGTTTTTTATCGTCTAAATATGCTATTTTGTTATTTTTTAAAATCCACTTTTCAGGAGGAATTCCTGATGTTGTGGTTAAATCGGGATTAACCAAAAAGGGAATTTTATCTTGTCTTAGTGCTTGTATAAAGTCCTCACCAGGATTAACATAAATCCTAGCTCCTACTTCTTTTTTAAACACTATTACTTTATCTTTCATGGTTAAACCCTTATATTTATTTGTTAATAGGGTAAAAGATATAAAGAGACTAGGTAAATAAACCTAATCCCTTTATTTTCAAGTATTTATTAAACTGTGGTTACTTGGGCTCTAAACTTAATTGTTAGACTTACGAAACCTGCTGCGTTAGGTGAGGTATATTGAACCTGACCGGCTGAGGTAATTGTAAAGTCTACTCCAGAAACATCACCTGTTGCTGTAGCGCTCATAGACCAGTCCGCACCTCGTTGAACGCCCATAAGCTCAAATACTTCAAAAGCGTCAGAGGTAGCGTCTAAGTGTACGCTTACTAAAGCTTTAAATGCCCTAACTGTTCCGTTAGCAAAAGCTAAGCCTGTAACGTTAGCTGGTGTTGCTACGTTATTAGCTCCAGCAAAACTTGTAAGATTAATATCGCCTGTAGCCGCTGATGGTACTGCTGCCCAAGATAGTCCTGTAGCGGCGGCGCTATTGGCCACTAATACCTGACCGTCAGTTCCTACGCCTAAACGAACGTTATCTGTTCCATTGTGAGCAATTAAATCGCCTTTGGTTGTACTTGGGGCTAGTGCGTCAAAAGCTGCTGTTTGGGAAGTTTGACCAGTACCGCCACGAGCAATATCTAATGTAGCCGTTGAACTAAGTACACCTGAACCGTCATTTACTACAATGTGGTTAGCTGTTCCTGCTGCTAACTTAGTTCTAGCAATAGCTGCGCTTGTCGCAATATCGCCATTAACAATAGAGTTAGATAGAGATAGTTTACTGTATGCAATACCTGCTGCGCTATTAATATCAGCATTTACGATAGAATCGGTTAAACTTAACTTGCTATAAGCAATAGCTGCTGTATTACTTACTTGAGTATTAGAAATGCCGCCATCTGCTACTTTTAAACCCGCTCCTGATTTGCTTAATGTCGATCCATCAAGCTCTAATTGAAACTGTAATGCGACTAATTCAATACCTTGACCGTCTGCTGTATAAGCTGCTCCGGCTGGAAAACTTACGAATGTGATTGGTGTGGTGCCTAAAGTTCCGCCATCGTCTGAGGTGCATATCCAAGCGGTATCTCCGTTTACGCTACCTTCTTGAACAAGCATAGCGGCGGCAGGTACTTCTACCCATGAATCCATATCGGATGCTCTAGACCAAGCTCCTGATGCTGCTACATAAATACCGTTATTTTCTTGTGCAGTTTGATTTTTTACAAGAACTCGATCATTTGCTACTAGAGTAATTCCATCTACTGTTAATAGTCCTGATAAGGAAGAAATATTTGCCGTTGTTGCTACACGCACTGCATTTTTCCATTTAGCGCCTGCTGCTAAGTTATCAACATATAGTTTGTTAGCTGCATCATTGGCTGCTGTAGGAGTAGCAACGTTAATAATTTTACGACTATTTACGTCGATATCTGTTCCACTCCAATCAAGTTTTACTGTAGATCCAGTACGTAATTGACGAGATTGCCAATCTACCGATACACTAGCTACGTTATCTTGTAATGTACGGTCGCTTGTTCCTGTACCGCCTCGTGATACGGCTAGTTGCGCTTCTGATGATAATACACCAGAACCGTTATTAATTACAACATGATCTGCTGTACCAGCAGCTAGTTTAGTACGAGCGATATTAGCAGAAGCGTTTACTTCTGTGTCGCTAATAGCACCGGCTACAATTTGAATATCTCCGGTATTGGATACCGTTACGTCTCCACTGGGAGTAACCGCTGTTGCAACGTTAGAAACGTTACCTACAAAGATTTGACCGTTGTTTAATGTTGTTCCTAGTTTGCCGTCTAGTTGAGTTTGAATAGGAGAAGTAACTCCGTCTAGTCGTTGAAACTCGGCGTTTGATACGCTACCATCTGCAATCTTAGCCGCGTCAATAGCTGCACCAGCTTTAATATCCGCGTTTTCGATGTTAGTAATGGTGTTTTGATCTGCGTCAATGGTTTTGTTGGTTAAAGTAGCTGAGCTATTTTCTTCAACAAGAACTCGAGTAGCGGAACTACCTCTAACCTGTACTTTATCAATCGTACTATTATAACCAACATCACCCTGTTCAGTAAGTGTTGGCGAGCTTAACGGTTCAATATTAAGCGACTTTTTAATTTTTGTTGAATTTGATGCCATGATTTCTCCTTAATCAATGTCCCAATTATCTACTTTATATTTAAATGTAGCGTCTAAACCTAAATTATTTGTTGTGTACAAGAGTCTTAAACTACCAGCATTTACGTCAGCGGTAAATACTACTCCATTGTTACCATTTGATGAAATTCCGCTTTGGCTAAAAAAAGCATCAGTTCCATCGGTGCTTAACCTAATTTCACCATTTTCTACGAAAGTAGCTCTTGAAATACTGTAACTAATAATAACATTACTTTGGGTTGCGGTGCTAAAGCTTAAAGCTACTGTCGGGGTTAGTGTGTTATTTATTAAAGTAACAGAACCTAAAGGTAATGCTGCTGACTGATTTATCCAAGAAGTTCCGTTCCATGTGTATACATTCCCTGTATCTTGTGTGATTCTAGCGTCACCTAGTGAATTGCCTGTAGGAGGTAAAGCTCCGGAATTAGCTACTGGATCTTTCCAACTAGCGCTACCTCCGCCACCTCCACCGCCTGAGCCAAATAAATCGGGTATTACGTTAATAAAAGACATTATTCTTCTTCTCTAGCTGTAAATTTCATTTCCATAGTACCGCTTCCGCTTACTCGTTCAAAACGACACCTTACGTACTCGTAATGGAATAAAACTGCATTATAAATATGAGTTCCTGATGATCCTGAAATAGCCTGGTTTGTATTAGCTATTGCGGTAAAGTTTACATTATCATTACTAGCTTCTAATGTAAAAGTACCTACTAAACTGCTAGATGACCAGTTAATTTGAATAGAATAACCTACTAATGTTTCTAAATCTTTAGTTAAACTTACTACCGTAGCGTTTACTAATTGACTAGGTAATATATCTACACGTTCTGTAATGGCTAATTTAGACATTGCTACTCCCTAATTTATTTGTTATTATGTTTTAGGTGTAGGGCGGCGCTGGCCATAACCATATAGTTGTTATTTTGTTGAGAATACAAGAACTTATCGTCTTTGGGATAGTTTTGTGGCCACATTACTGGATTATCAAAACTTTCCAGTGTTTTAATTGCTTTTTGTCTAAAGTCTTCGTCTATCGCGCCTGCTGACCAAGCAAAGCCTGTAATCCAGGGTTGAGCATTACCTGCTGGTGCTAAATCTTGAGCTATCCATTTAAGTCCGTGTTTATAGCCGCCTTTAAGTTTATTTAATACCCATAGATTCATTGCTGTAATGTGTTCAGCGTAGTACCATCTTTGCGTTTTAAAAAACATTACCGGAACCGCGCTATAAAACCAACCGCCACAAATTAACCAGTGTAGGTAGTACGCTAAGTGCCATAATCCGCCTAGCTCTTTAGAGGCTAAGGCTAATAAAGCTTGACTAGTAAAAAATGCTGGTCCTGTAATTGGTTGCATAATACCCCAATCACGTTTCCACCATTTTTCACCTATTGGCCAACCATCAACTACGGTAGCTAATCCTCCGTTAGAACTTCTAGCTGAGACTCCTTGGCGTCTCTCCCAAGTTACTCCAAAACAATTAGCTAAATAACTAGTCGCAACTTTTTTAACTAAATCTTTTCTATCAATACCCCAATAAGTATAACAATATACCCAACTAGTTAAACAATCTCCACTTACGCCAATAGGATCATTTTTAGGATATTTGCGGTATAAGGAACCGGAAGGTCTGACTACTTGTTCGATTAGCTTTTTAGCACGTTCAGGAAATAATTTACCGTTAGCGTCCTGTATTAAAAGCGTATGATCGTCGTTACCTATAAATTTATATTTATCTGTAGGAGCGTATACCGCTTTTTTAATAATTTCTTCTAAAGTATCTTTTCTTTTTAGATTTAACGGTAAAGCTTGTACTTTAGGTTTTACTTTTAATAAAAAGTAGGGTAAGTAAAAAAGTTGTGCTAAAATAACTAGGTAGTCTAGTATCTTTCCTGGGAAAAATAAAGCCCACCTAGTTATTCTGTGTAATAACATTTTAACCTACTTTAACAATTGATAGTGTTGTGTAGCCAGAGTTAATCGAATGGTTTAAATTTCCTCCAGTGTTTTGAAAGCCTCGTATGTCAAGATTATCACCAGCATTACAACGAATTGATTTACAAAACGGAGTTGCTGCATCAAAAATACCTAATGGGTTAGCTGCAATAATAGCTTCGTATTCAATAATACTTCCGCTATTTTTACGAATTTCTGCTCCTCTTGTCCCTGTGTTGTTTGTAACATATCCCACCGTTCCTGAAACCATGTAAACGCCAGATACTGGGACAGTAAACACCCCAGAAGAAGCATCAAATGCGTTGTGCGTGTCTGATTGTTTGGTCCAACTCGTTACAATTTGCCAGTTGCCCGTCGCGGTATGGGCTCCACTTGTTTTAACGGCATTTACTGAAACAACTTCACCGGCCCCAATCGCTTCGGGTCCTGCTATTCTTTTAACTGTACAATAATTGTAAAGCGCGCTGGTAGATGTCGGCGTGACTGCGCCCCTGCTATGAAAAGCTCTCACGGAGATTGTATCGCCTGCATTTAATCTATAAGTGCTTTGTCCTGATACAGAGAGATCTAAAACACCTGTCGCTGAAACTTGAACACGACCAATTCGCTCGGTATCCGCTCCGTTTATGAACACTAGTAATTCAGCGGCTGTTCCCGCGCCCCAGTTTGCTGCTCCATATAATAGTTGAGCAAAAACTTCATACAATCCGCTTACAGGGGCAGTAAATATCCAACCGGCTCCGGTCGTGACAGCAGAGTGTGTGTCATAAACTCGTGTTTCGAAATCTATAGCAGTAATGGTTGAGCTGTTTATGTTTTGCACTCCAGCTTTGCTATATTTTGCTCCAACAACTCTCGCTTGCTCAGCTACCGCGAACCCGCTTGCGGTAATCATGGAAACGTCCCAGTTGGAACCTCCGAAAACGGTAGCATCACTGAACAGAGTTACCGTTGTGTTTGCGGCGCTCCACAATTCGTAAAAGTCACCAGCCACTGCATTGTCTTCAAACACAAACGCATTTGCGCTTCCTGCCGTAGCTGATGCCAAAGCGTTTGATGTCCTAATGTCAGCCACACCATTTTTACGAAGCCTGACTTCAGTGTTAGTAAGTCCAGCCGCGTTGGCAAAATTCAAAACTCCGCCAAAACGGTATCGACCAGCCACAGGCACAACAAAACGAAAATTAGTCAGATCGTAGTTTCCGTTGTTGTCGGAAACAATGGCGTTCATCTGTACTTTAGATAAAGTGCTAGTAATTGTTTGACCTGTAGTGGCTCTTTTTACAGTAGCTCCGACAGTCAGTTGCGGAGTAGGGTTTTGCGATTGCCGTCGTACCTTCAAATTTCTAACCTTGATCGTGTAGGAAGACGCGCTTGTCGTAGCGACATGGAAGATCAAACGATACAAAGTCCCAGTGGCGTTAGCTTGGAACTGCCCACGAAAAAACGAGCTTTGTTGTGTTGCGGAAGCCGAACGGCTTAGTTGAAACGTACTTGGCTGAATCAGTTGGTTGTTTGTGAGGTCGTAAATCCAAACAGTGACGTCGTTGTTTGCGTAGTTTGCGCTGGTCAGAAAATCAAAAGACAAATCAATGACACGAGTCCGCTCGTCGGCACCTATGCGAAAAACTCCAGACCAGCCTTGTCCTTGTACGTTTGAAGCTGGCTTGTTCAAAACAAAAGCTGGACTCGTCGCGAATTCTGAAACTTTTGTAATAGTCATTCCGACTGCCGGAGATCCTCCAGTACCATCGGTCGGGGTTGCTCCGCTGTCAGCATAGGCCGCCCAGTAGTTCGCCGCACCAAAAAAACCAGGCGTGTATTCTTGACTCAAGAGCGCGCCATAGTTTTGTTCAACGTTAGTCAAAACCGTGTTTTTGTATAATGAACTTGCTTGAAAGATTTGAATGTCAGTTGCTGAAATAGCAAGACCCACTGGAATCAATTGATACAAATCTAAAAACAAGCTTACGTTTGCGGGTGGCTGAACGTATGCCCCTTGAATGTTTGGATCTGCGTAAACTAAAGCGCCAGGAGTCAACCCAGAAAACCCAGTAATGACCCCACTTGTTTGTACGTTAACAGGATTGCCACTCGTGGCGGCAGCTTTCGCGAATCCAATAATGGTTTTGGCGGCGTTTATATTGATAAGCGATCTAATTGCTCCACCGCTATCGTCTACGGCGACAAGGTCCCGAATGGCGATATTTTCAGCGGCGGTTAAAGTGACAACGCTGCTCGAGCCCCCTTCTGAACCGCTTCCGCCTACTACGCACCATCGTTGAGATGTGCTATCATACTTTAACCAAATAGAAGCGTTATTTGTTAGGGTTAATGTGCCGTTAGTTCCTGTTAAAATTCTATTAGCTGCTGTAGGTGTAGCGTTGTCGTTTAATACTGAAATATCAGCTCCGCTTACGTTCCTAACTAATAGTAATTGTCCGTTAACTCCTGCCGCAATACCGCGTAGGTTAGTTACTGCTCCGGTTAACCGAATAGCTGCTCGATCTGTAATTGTAAGAGCATCTACGTTACCAGTTGAAGCGTCGTTAGTATCAGGTAAAGCAATGCTATCGTTTAATGTTTTAATACCATCGACTGTTTGTGCTGTTGTTAGGTCTACGAAGTTTTGTGTAGAAGATCCTGTACCGCCATTGGCTACTGGTAAAATTCCTGTTACTTCTGTAGCAAGATCTATGTTAGAAGAACTAAGAACTGTTCCGTTTGATTTTACTACGCCTGCTCCTGGTACTACGGCTACTGTACCGGAAGCTGGAAAGGTAGCGCTAGAGCTTACTCCGGTCCCACCTCTTGTTGTAGCTAATTGTGCTTCTGAACTAAGAACACCTGAACCGTTATTAATAATAACATGATCTGCTGTACCAGAAGCTAGTTTAGTACGAGCAATAGCCGCTGAAGCATTTACTTCTGTGTCGCTAATAGCTCCTGCTACGATTTGAACATCGCCAGTATTTGATACGGTAACATCTCCAGAAGCAGTTACGGCAGTAGCTACGTTAGAAACGTTACCTACTAAAATTTGACCGCTATTTAAAGTAGTACCAATTTTAGCATCTAATTGAGTTTGAATGTTTGATGTAACGCCGTCTAATCTTTGAAATTCTGCATTACTTACTGTACCATCTGCAATCTTAGCTGCATCAATAGCCGCTCCAGCTTTAATGTCAGCGTTTTCAATATTAGTGATTGTATTAGAATCAGCGTCGATTGTTTTATTAGTTAGAGTAGCGGCTCGATCTTCTGTAACTACTGATCGAGTAGCTGAATCATCTCGTACTTTTAACTTGTTATCTGCGCTATCATAAGCTACCTCGCCAGCCTCATCTAATGTAGGCGCATTAAGCGGAGTAACAACTAATTTACCTTTTTTAATTCGGAATTCATTTGACATTAAAGCACTTCCCTTTCCATGCTTAAGTGGTTGATTTAATAATATTTGTTAATAATAGGATAACAAATAAAGGTATATGGAACATACATGGAAAAAAGGTGAATTAAAACAACTAACTAAAAATTTTACTACCAAGGAATTTGAGTGTAAGTGTAAATTAGCAAGTTGTGTAAATCAAAAAATTAGTAAGGAATTGGTTGATAAGATTCAAAAGGCTAGAGAAGAGTTTGGTAGTTCTTTAATAATTACAAGTGGTTATCGTTGTTTAGAGCATAATACTGCTATCGGTAGCCGTCCTACTAGTCAACACGTTTTAGGTCGAGGTGCTGATTTAACCTGTAAAGACAATGATAAGTTATTTGAAATATTAGAAAAATACTTTTTAGCTATTGGCGATGCTAGGATTAGTATAGGTAACAGGTCTAACTTTATCCACGTAGATACTCGTTCTGATAAAAAAAGACGTTGGTTATACTAAATAACAAATATTTTTAAGGAGTCGCTGTAAAATGCCTGCTAAAAGTAAAGCTCAGTTTAGGTTTATGAAGGCCGTAGAGTCTGGCTCTTTAAAAGTTCCTGGTTTATCAAAAAAAGAAGCTAAAGAATTTACTGAAGAAAATACCGGAAAACGTAAATTTAGTAAATTAAAAGAATACGTAAGGAAAAAATAATGGCTATTCCAGTAGTAGTAAAAGGTTTAACTTTTTTAATTCCCGAAACTAGTGAACGTCGTTGGGGTGATGAAACAACCAACTATTTAGTTACTTTAGGTACTGCGGTTAACGATATTACCTCAGTGGGTGATATTCCTTTGCTTTCTATTCCTATTAACAATAACCAAACTACCCTTATTAACGTAGATAACCTAAGCTTTGAAACTACTCAGGTTCGTCATGCTATTATTGAATATAGCGTCTATAGGGTCACTAGTAGCGAAGAAGTCAGTCAATGTGGTAATTTACTCATTACTTACAAAAACAACGCAGCTACGTGGGAATTAATTGATAATACGGTGGGTGATGCTGGGGTATCCTTTACCATTACTACCGCTGGTCAAGTTCAGTATACTAGCACCAACATGGCCGGTACTGGCTACCAAAGCAAGATGTCCTTTAGGGCTCGAGCTTTTCCTATTTAATAATATTTAAAATTGCCCCCGGCATAATGTTTCAGCCATTATACCGAGGGACTTTGTTATCCTGTTTTGTAAAACGCTTTGGATAACTGTGAGAAAAACTACTATATTAATTTATACTTAAAATATAATTAAGTCAAGCTATTTTATTATTTGTTAGGCAAAACAAGGGCACTGTGTAGAAAAAATTTGAAAAATGATAATAAAAAACCCCCCTGATTTCCGAAGAAACCAGAGGGGTAGTTCGAGCTGTAAAAGCTAATTAAATTAGCTGTTTACGATGTTCTCGATGAGGACAAGGCGGGCAGGAGCATGACAGAAAAGTGCCATGTCTGCGTACGCTCGTAATTCGACTCCGGCGTTGTTCTCAAGATCACGGAAGAACTCTTCGCTCTCGCCAGGACGCTTGAATGTAACTTCGCTTGAACCAACACGCATTAGAACGTCTTCAGGCATGATAAATGCAAGAGACTCTTTAACGTATGGGTTTGGAACTACTTTGATAAGACCATTCTGTCCGTAGAACTCGATAGCCTTAGCACCTGACTTAGCAAGGTCGGGCTTGTAGCTTGAGTCATACATACGTAGAGCGTCTTGAGCCTGTAATAGGTTTTCCCAGGTTACAGGGTTAACATGACACTCAACGTCTTCTTCAAGACCTTTAGCAACAGCAAGAGCTAATGCCTTGTTGATCTTGGATTGTGTAAGAGCAGCAGAACCTGCTGAAAATACAGTTGACTTCCAAAGATCATAGGTAGCAGCGTTGATGTTGAAAAGTGTACCAGCGTTACGCATGATAGCTTCTAGACCGTGGAATTCAAGAGCGCCTTGTTGGGTGAGTTCACCTGAATAAGCGTGCTTGAGTTGGTCAGTAGCTACAATAGCAGCTAGTGTTGGTGCAGCAGCGCTGACTGTAATTTGTCGAGCAACTAGATCAACAGCGGTAACTTTTAGTAAAGTAGCAGGACGAGTAGCGCCACGGATGGCTGTGCCTGCTGCGTCATATGCTTCAAGTTCCATTCCTACTCCACCGGCCCATACTGCGGGTGCCCATGAAGCGGCTGTTACTGTAATAACAGATCCAGCTACGCCTGAAACAACACCGATGTTACGCTTGCCGTAAAGCATGATGGTTTCAAGACGCTTAGAGAAAGACTGAACCATGTTAGCAACAACTAACTTGGTAGCTCGCTCGAAAGCACCTTTGTCGTTCATAGAACGCATGATTGTACCAGCGCCGATAGCTGTACGAAGTACGAACTCGTAGCTGATTACTTTAGCGTCTTTTACTTGACCTGGATTTGGATCTTGAAGATCGAAAGCAGATCCATCAGTACCACCGTATGAGACATTTGTTACCGTAAGGGCTTTTTATCCCCTACTTCTTATAGTTTCCTATAAGGTCAGCATATCTTTTCACCCTTTTTTTTTAAAGGGGATGAGGACTCTTGGACCCATTATATTCCATTAATTTCTTAATGGTTTCAGGATCTATGCGTTGCTCGTGTATTGCTTCTTTAGTTGCAATACTTCCGATCTGATTAGCGTAGTCATTTGCGTATAAAAAAGTGTAACCTTTACAAATTTTTCTATTGTGTCGTCTTCTACAAATACTAACAACGTTAGATTTATGAAAACCTTTATCTACTAACTGAAACGCTCTTTCAAAAAATGAAACGTCTCCTGTTTTTAGATTTATAGCAACAATAGAGTCTTTACTAAAATGTTTTGATATAGATTCTCTAGTTTCTAAAGAATGATTATTTCCTTTATTACCTTTAAATCTACCTTCTTTAATAGCTTTCCTAACTGCTAAGGATATTCTTTTTTTAGCTCTTTCGGTATGGGAAACATTTCCTTTACCGCCGTCTTTTAAATTATATCCATTAGGATAAAGAGTATTATGCGTTTTTACTAATTCAGCTTCCGCTTTATTTAAACTATCTTCGTCAAAAGCGATAAATAGTTCTTCTAGTAAAAAAGCATCTCTACCTTTTTTTCTTAGGGCTAGGTCTATATACATTTTAGAGCTTGTTTTCCAGTAATGGTCATTAAAACGTTCGGTAGATGTTCTAGTTGTTTTACCAACATAAGAAAATCCTGTTTTCTTTTCTATAATTTTATATATAACACCGAATCGTTTCATACTTTTAATATATCACAAAAACTCTTAGCTTTCCAGTTTTTTTCCTCATTATTTTCCTAGTCAATTACTCGACTAGTGGGCTCTCAATTTAACCCGTGTTCTGATGCTACGATGACTGGTTGATGATACTCTGCTCCAAGCTGCTTATCGCGTGGAACGAAAGGAATCATCTTTAAAAGTTTGACGTGATCTGGGATTAAATTCTCAACAGAATCTCCATAAATTTCTTTGCTAGTAAATAGTTGATTTTACAACTATCTCTTGACTATATCATCAGCTTTAATAGCTGCCTGGGGCTGTAAACAACGTGATTGATAAATTTGCTCAATATATCTAAACTTATGTTGCATACTTTTAAAATTTAAAATAAATTCTCTAAGTATTTTCCATAGTTTTAAAGAGTCTTTTTGATTAAATTTAAGAAAAGGATAGCTTTTACCCTGTTTCTTATTTTTTGCGTAAAGTATTCTAGGCTCTACATCAAAAATATCCTTAAACCATTTAATTAGAATATTTTGAGTCTCTACTGTTTGATCGCAAGTAAATATTCTAAGTATTGCTCCGTATAACGCATTTGGGTATCTTTTATCTTGACTTGGTTCTACGTAACCGTCATCCATTAACCATATTGCTAGGGCTAATTCTGGCTGACGTATAAACTTAATTACCTTAGCTAGATCTTTTTTTCTATTAGGGTAAGTAAACTTATACCAAGCTCTAAAACGTTTCATAGATACTGATATTTGAACTGACTTACCTTTATGGCCTGTTCTCAGTTTAATATCTTTACCTAAACACGTAGATAATAGACTTGCTTTCCAGCTTAAGTAATCTGATTGGGTTATTCCGTGGTCTAGGTTAAGACTGGCATAACCTCTTTTATCTACATGCAAATTACCATCACCTAAAAGCATCATTAACGCTATACTGCGTTTATCTTTATTAAGCATTTTATCTCCTACAGGCTAAAGCCTTCTGGATAATCTGTTATTTTAGTCGATACACCTTTAAGTATTTCTACTTACTCGGCTAGGTATTGGGTTTTATCCGTCCACCTAATTCTCCAGGTTACGCGGGGTTTACCGCGTCGGGGGTTTCACCCGACCTCTCCAAAGTGGTTACTCCAAGAGACCGTTGAGTGTGCTAATTTTATTAGCATTTGCGGCTGAAATTGCCATTTTATTCACTCCTTGGTTATTGTTTTTTTTTGTTGTTTTTTGAATAAATCTAAGCTTTATGTTCTAGATTAGGATGTTTTAGTCCGAATGGTACTAAAAGTCTGTCTAGTTAAAACTCAACTATTCAAATTTATTTGTTAATTTTACCTTTTATAAAAATCCTTAATAAAGCTATTAACGTTAACTTTTGATTTTTGTTGGGTTTTTGGTTGTTCTTTTGCTACTTCTTGTGTTTTTGTATTAGGTACAGCGCTCTTAATCTTTTTAAGGCTGTGCTTCCTAATACGAGTAATAATCTCATCTCCAAGAATTTCTTCTAGTTGTTCATCAGATAGCTGTTTAATAAAGCTAGTCGTATCGCCTTTTAGTTCTTCTTTGACTAGTTCAGCGGCTCCCATTGGAGTTATTTTTAAATTGTTATCGTGTGCCATAAGAAGAATGTCAGTCATTCGATTTAATACTACAGGATCACGACGAAGACCTGTTTTTTCTAAAGCCTCTGTTACTTTAGTTTGTAACTCTTCTTCAAACTTAGATGCTTCAGCGTCGTATTCTTGTTGTTTACGTTCTTCTTCTTCACGTTTCTTTTCTTCGCGTAAACGCTCTAGTTCTGACTTAGCTTCCATAAGCTCCTTTTGTTCAGGAGACATAGCCTCTTCTTCTAGCTTTTTAGATAGAACTTCTTGTGAAAGCTTAATTAAATCAATACCTAAATCAGGATCGCGTAATACTGAAACAGGATCATTTTTTAATGCGTTAAGAAACCCATCTACTTGTTTTTTATATTGGGAATATTCTTGCATTCGTTTTTGACCAACTTTACCTAATTGAGCAAATCGAACTACGTCTTCCTTAGTCATTTGAACTTCTTCGCCGTCGATCTTAAGCGTAAATAGTTCTCCCTTAGAACCTTCTACTTCTTCGGCACCGATTTTGTCGGCAGCTTTTTTACTATCTTTTTTACTAACTTCTTTTTCTTGAGGTTTAGCTGCTTTTTGTTCTTGTTCTGATACTAGCTTTTCTTCTAAAGCAATATCTTCAGCGCTTAAACTTTCAATAGCAGGAGCTTCTTGTTTAGCAGAAGTTTCTGTTGGTTTAGCTGCGCTTTCTTGAGTTGGAGCAGAAGAAGCTGCTGGTTGTGCTGCTGGTGCAGCGGATTGTGTTGACTCTGACATTTTGTCTCCTTTACCTTCCTTTAGGATACGCACCATGCGGTCCTTTTAGGTTAGGTTAAAATTAACTTAGTTATACCTGAGTGGGCGGTAAGCCTCCTGGGGGAACGTCTGCTGGGTTAGTGGGTAGATCTTGGAACGGAGGAGGCGGAGTAGGCATATTTGGTTGCCTTACTTGATTTGCTTGTTCTACCCCTACTGGTAAGGGTTGTTGTACGTTTTCTGCTAGGTTTTGTGCAAAATTAGCTTCATCCCTGTTTAAAGTGGGGTTTTCTTCGGGAGCACCTGGAGGCGGTCCTTGTTGTTGATCTGGACTTAGTGGTTGTTGTTTTAAGATCATTAGTAATTCAGGATTAATTGTTTTTAATAAATCAATGTGTTCTTGAATGTGATTTAATACAATTCCAGCTAATTCATCGTTCATTCGTAGATCAGGATCGTTAAGAATAGAAGCATGGGCTTCAATGTGCTTAACGTGTTGGTCTGTTGGCAAGGCTTTTACTTCTTGCATATCAGCTAACCGTTCGTTTTCTGCTCGAATTAGGAATAGTTGATTTTGAGCAGCATCGGTCATTGTTTCAATAGAACCAGTATTTAAAACCGTAAAGTAATCGTCTACGTTTTGAATAAGCCCCATTTGAATTAGGTTATTAGCGATTTCTAATCGACCTGCTGTGGTTTTACTAAGAGGATTTGCTACAGTAACTTTTACACGATTAATGCTTAAAAGATCTTCGCCTTTAAATTGTTTAACATAAGACTTATTTGACTTACCTACAATAGACGCTACTCGTGGTGTAGTAGCAAAATCTTGTAGTAGTTTAATAATAGCGGTTCCTACGTCTTCCATTAGTCGAACATAGGATTGTTGTAATCCACTAGCAAATTGTACAGCTTGTGCTTGAACTAGAGCAAGTGCCGCTCCTGACTTAAGACTTGCTTCTGGATTACCTCGAACTACCGAGTTAATACCAGAAAGAGTTTCCATTTGACTTTCAATAGTTCTAATAAAATTAAAGATTTCAGGAGGAGTTTGGGTTAAATTTAGAGCCTGGGGTTTGTCCATACCCTGTTCGTATTCAATAACATTTAATCCGCCAGAAAGCTCATTGGTGTTTAAATTAGCTCCTTTGGGAATTAGAATATTTTGAACACCAAATGCGTTTTGGTTAGTGGCTACAGTGCTATAAAGAGCGTTTACTGTCTCTTGTAGAGGAATAACATCAAACATCGGAGTATAACCAAGCGGTGTTCCTAGAATGTCAGAAGGGGCCATTCTAAAAATAGGAATAAACCTATAAGGAAGTGGTCCATCGTAAGCGACTGCTTTAGGTGTAATAATAATCATATATCGACCGTCTGGTAGGGCATCTGAACGACGGTGATAGAATTCATAAATCGGAATAAGATCGGTTTTGTCTTGCTTAAGACCGCCAAATAGGTTATTAACTTCTTGGTCGTCTTTAGACTCTACACCCATGATTTCTTCTTCAAAATCAGGATATTTAGCAATTAGTTCATAACGATTTCTAAATACACGAACAATTACCCAATCGTGGTCTTGGTCTTCGCGTGAAGTATCTCGTACAACATCAAGAGGCGATAGGTTACTAAACTTAATATCGCCTTCAAAGATTGTAGTTTGAGTTTCTTCATTAAATCCGTAGGGTTCTCCTCCGGTTGAATCCCATTCTACTTTTACATATCCTTCGCCTAATACGATGGCGTATTCTGCGGCACGCTTTAAATATTCTTCTAGACGTTTTTCTACAACGTAATAATCTAAAAGACCATTAGCTAGTTTAGTTTGAACTAGAGATTTAAAATCGGTATTTGTGCTACGAGCTTCCATTGAAGGACGGTTAGCTGTAGTCATGTTAAGCAAGTGAACTGCAATATTTCTAAAGTGGTTAACGGCTAATTGGGCTAATTCGCCTTGTTCTCCGCCGAACGACAACTGATGACCACTTGATAAATCTTGAAAATAAACGCCGTGATAACATCTCCAGCTATTCTTACATTTTTCAATATAATTAGATGTAGAAAGTGAAGTGTTCCACCCAATTGTTTTACCTAAAATAGCTCTTGCTGCTTCTTCGGTAGTTAGTTTAGCAAAGTATTCGTTTTTGTTCATAAATTACCTACTTATTTATTTGTTATTTATTTCTTTTTAATAAAAATGTCTTTTATAACTTGGGCAGTTTCAGTCAAGTCATTGATATTACGGTAAAATGTGTCTTTTGATAATCCGTAGTTTCTAGGATAGGGATTTTTACGCCAATCTATATTACGCACTAAATAAATGGCCGCGTCTATTAGGTCGTAGTGGCCGCCTTCTGGCGATCTATCATAGCTTTTCTTGTTTTTAGCCCAAGTAGCGTTTTTTAATTGAAATATAAAATTTTTACATTTAGGATTAATTATAATTTGTTTATTAGCTATTCGATCTCTAAAATCGTTTAATGCTGCTGATTTTTCATCTTTTCTAGTTAGAGCAAAGGATAGCTCATAAGTAGAAATCATTTCGTTTAATGCAATCTGTTCGTTATTATCAGCTATTCTTTTAGTAACAGGTAATACCTTATTAGTTTTGGGATCTGTCCAAAGCTCTTTCTCTTTTTCTATAATAGCATTGGCTATAGTTGAAACTCTGGCTTGCTGACCATTAAATAAAAGTTCATCTTCTACAACTAGTTTAGCGTTTCTAAAATCATAATACGCGAATAATATAGCAGTAAAGTCCTTTACACCTAAGTCCATAGAAACATAAGTATCAAAACGAGGAGGTTTTATCCAACTATGTACTATTTCCGATTCTAGCTCATTAGTAAATTCAGGAATCACGCTATATTCTTCATTAGTAACAATTTCACACAAATATTCGCGTTTCCAGTCGTTTGGTTTAGTTACTTTTCTAAGTCTTTCTACTTCTTCTGGAGCTAGTCTGTCTCTGAGGTAGGCTGGATCGCTTTTTACTTGTTCAAGGTACTCATAAATGCTCATTTTAATATAAGCGTTATCAAACTGAGCGTTTTTAATAAAATCTACTAGATCATGGCTTGCTGATTTAGGCGGAGAAGAAACTATTAGGATTCTTCCCTTGGTTGTCGATGTCATAGGCAATAGAACGGCGTTTACTGCGTATTCTAGATCATCTACGAATCCTGCTTCATCAACAATAATTAAATTAGCTGGAGTTCCTCGTAAATCGTCAGCTTTTCCACCATCCAAACCTTCAATGTATAAAATAGAACCGTTATTAAAATTATAACAACCTTCTATTCGATTAAATGACGGTCTGATGTCTTTTGGGCACTCTTGTAGTATCTTTCTTAGAGTTGGTCTTAGGATTTTACCTACCGCTTTAGCTTGACCGGCACAATATTTCACTTGACAATTAGGTGTAGATAGACAAGTTTCTAGTGCTAGAGTAATAAGTGTGAATGATTTACCAATTTGCCTAGAGCAGTTCCAAACTGTTACCTTATGGTCATTTCTTTTGTATTTATTGTATAGTTTCTTTTGAGCGGAGTCTAGTTTCCAGTGTAATACGCCACGACGCCACAATATTTCCGTAGCTTCTAGCTCGGTCATTTCTTTTAACGCCGGAAATGCGTCAAAATTATACTTTTTCTCCGTTGTCGTCATTATTACCTGATTTATCCTCAATTACTTTAGAAATAATTACATCGGTCGGGATGCTTTCGCGCTCTTCTTCTAGCTTTTTGAACTTAGCTTCGATAATGCCAGTAGCTTCACCCTTAGAAATCTGTAAATTCTTAACTAACATATCGTAAATCTTAACTTCTTCTAGAGTTAGCGATCTTTCTTTAGCTTTTTCTAGTAAAATATTAAGTTGCATCTCAGCAATAGCTTGTGCTGGTGTAGGCTCTATAATAATTTCCTTTTTCTTAGACATTTTTTACACTTTTCTAATCATACCTAACGCTGAAATTCGAGACTCTAGCGATTTAATACGTTCTTCGTAACTAGAAACGTCTTTTAATCGTTTTTCTTGTTGCTCTAGCTTATTTTTTTCAAATTCTTTGTAAGCTTTAAACGCTAAAAGAAAACCTACGCTAAAAGATGACGCTAAAGTAAACCCTACTACAAAAGAATGCACTAGTACCGACGTAACTAGTACGTCAGCTAATTCAATTTTTTTCATTTTTATTAACCCTCTTGAGCTTTTTTAGCTTGTTGTTCTAAAATCCAAGGATGTTTTAGTAATTGATCGTATGATTGCTTGTACATATCACGTAAATGATCTACGAGTTTATCAACTACTTTACTAGCCTTACCTGGAAATTGACCTTCCATTACAGCGCGATGCATTTCTGCAAATTCACCGGCAATTTTTGCTAGTTGTTTTACGTCCTCTGGACGAGGATCTACGATTTGTTCTTCTTGAGGGACAGGAAGTTCTTGTTCTGACATGTTAATTTTCCTTTCTTGTAGGGTAGGATTATACCGCCCTAAAACAAGTTAAGTTAAAATCTCGTAGTTTACTGTCGTAGCTTATATTCTAGCTTAATTTAAAGCTAATTCCGGCTCACCGGCTTACCTACCGTTACTACTTACATATATTTGTTATGCTTTTAGATAACCAGCTTAAAATAAAATATTTGACTTTTACGCCTATACATGTTAAATAATATATAAGCCCATAAAAGGGCCTACTAGTTTTTGGTTCCCTAGTATGAGCTAGTCCGCTAGTATAAAAAGGACTCTGGGGTGACGCTCTAAAGGATACTTGACCTAGAGAAAAGGGCTTGGTGTAACCGATACAAAGACCCAACCAAGTAATGCTCTATAAAAGTACGCCTTTAATATAGCCCAGTAAATAGTTAGTTTATAACACTAAGCGGGTATAAACCTCCCGACCGTCGCTTTTCGGTAGCTCCGGTTAACGTCCCGACTTTTATTAGATCTAGTCAAAACAGGTACTAGATAATCTTAGTGTTAGACTTGCTAGTCTGGGTGCCTAGGTTCTAAAAAGCCGCTTCCCTGGGTAAGGGACGGTAGTGGGTCTTATTGTCTAAATTAGGACTAAGTAAATTAGTGCTTTACAGGATAAACTCAGGGTGATAGATTGGGTATATGAGTGCAAAAGAACTAGAGTTATCGCTTATTAATTCGTTTATTGAAAGTGCTGAAAAGATTAGGGACGAAGAAAATCCAGATAAGGTTAGCGGGTATTTAATGATTTTAGCATTACATAATCTAGCTATGGCATCTTTTCTAGAACTTAGTGCTAAAGAAATTGATAAAGACAAATTAAATCAACAAATTGAGATTGTATTAGAAGAATTAACTAAACGTAAGATGCAAATTGAAAACGTTAATGGTATTATTTACAAAGGTCCAAAAGGAGAGGCTTAATGGCTGGTAAGTACGTTTTAGAAAAGGCTCACAAAGTAGAAAACTTTAAAGTAGGAGATGAGTTATTAGAATCGGATTTTTCTCATTTTAATAATGATACTTTTTATCAATGGAAATATATTCCAGACAAAGAAGAACAAGACTTTTTAGAGATTACTCCTGGTTGTTGGCGTTTTGAACATAAAGAGTCTGATATCGTTTTAAGGAAAGCACACTTTACTAAAAATAATAAACTATTAGAAGAATACATTCATACTAAAAACTTAACCGATAAAATTGATAGTTTTTTTAATAAACTAGACGTATATAAAAAATACGAGGTGTTTCCTAAAAGGGGTATTCTTTTACACGGCCCTCAAGGAACAGGTAAAAGCCAAATTATCTCTAAGATTTCGGAAACATATTTAAACGATCCTAACACCGCTGTACTTATTTGGCCTACCGACAAGTTTAAAGCTAGAGACATTAACTATTCTCTACAGGTAATGAAATATACTAATGTAGATAAATTAATTTTAGTTATTGAGGATATTGGTGGAGTATCGGTAAAAACAGAAGGCCAGCAATTAGCGGTAGAACCCAGTCTGCTTAACTTGCTTGATAATACTCAAGATACATTTAAAATAGCTACGCTTATTATAGCAACAACTAACTTCCCAGAAAACCTTTTACAAAATCTATCTAATAGACCACAAAGATTTGATTACTTATATAAAGTAGATAATCCTAGCTCTGAATTCAGATCTAAATTTTTAGAATTTTTTAGTCTAAATAAAGCTTCAGAAGAAGAACTTAAGCTTATTGCTCATAAAAAATATGATAAGTTTAGCGTAGCACATATTAAAGAAGTAGTTATTCGTTCTGAATTACACGATATTAGTATTAAAGAAAGTATGAATGAACTACTAAAACAATCTGAATTAAGCGCTAATCAATTTCAAGCAGAAAAAAATAAAGTAGGCATTGGAAGTAGTTTTGACGATTATGAATAAAAATAAGTATTTATCACCATATGGATTATTTACAAGAGTAAATGGATTTAATAAAAAACACTATGAATTAAATAAACAACCCTTTAAATTAGAAGTTAATTCTATAAATAAAACAAAGATAAGATTTAATGAAGATCCTTATTTAAACAGTAAAACAAATTCAAGTTTTGAAGGTTTTATTAGTAAAGATATTCTTAAAAAATTATTAGACGATTAAAATGGGCTACGAAGATCTTTTTCCTAAAGTTAAGGATTTTTTGAAATACATAGGTGGATACGAGCATTGTGATTTAATTCCTGGTCAATTCTATGAAGTCATTAATGTAAACTATACCGTAGTGGGGTTTTATAAAGTTTTAGTAATAGGAGATACTGGTTACAGTTCTTGGGTTCCTTTAAACTATTTTTATTTTGAGGATTAGAATATGGCGGGATTTTTAATTGGTTTTGGAATAGCAATGTTAATACTTAGGATTTGGTTAGCTAAAACTATGCAAGCCAAGCCACAATGCACTAAAGGACATAAGTGGAAAACGCACGAACAACCAGGAACAAACCTAGAGTATTTAAAGTGCGAAGAATGCGGATGGGTATTTGGAACCGATCCAGAAAGTAGAACATGAAATTAGTAGAATTAGATCTTCAGGATCAAGGCGAAAACGCCGTTTATATTAACGTAGACTGTATTAGTCAAATTACGGTAACAGATCGTGGTTATTGTAGAATTATTCTAAATAACGGCGCTTCTTATGTTGTAAAAAAGAAAGTAGCAGATTTTATTACAGAACTTAAAAAAGTAGGAGAGTTTTAAATGTTAGTTAAAATCAAAAAACTTCATCCAGAAGCAGTTATTCCTTCTTATGCTAAACCAGGAGACGCCGGTTTAGATCTAACCGCTGTAGGCGTTTTAGAACGTTCAGATACACTAGAATGTTATACTGGATTAGCTTTTGAAATACCAGAAGGACACGTAGGCTTAATTTTCCCTAGATCATCTATTAGTAAGACTAATTTATCGTTAAGTAACGCGGTAGGGGTAATTGACTCGCAATATCGCGGAGAAGTCGTATTTAAGTTTAATAAGGTAAAATCTAACGGTAAAAGTTACGAACCAGGAGATAGGGTCGGTCAGCTTATTATTATGCCATTTCCTAAAGTTAGCTTTTTAGAGGTTAATTCTTTAGAGGAAACCGAAAGAGGATCTGGAGGATTTGGAAGTACAGGAACCTAAAACCCGTACTTTTTAGTCATTTGATCTTTATGTTCTTTAGCGTGTTCAGGAGTGCAAAATAAACGGTATGGGTTATCTGATTGGTACTCGACCTTACATAACATACACTTTAAAGTATAAACTTCTAGTTTAGCCTCTTTAGGTTTGCCGCTTCCTGTAATTCTACAGACTCGTTCCGCGTTACACTCTGGACAAAGCTTACCCATCCAAATAATACCCTTATCGTCTTTGTATAAAGATCGACCTTGTTTATTTAAATGACTAAATATCCTAGGCTTTTCAATACCACAAGCTTTACATTTACATGTTGACATTACCTATATATTTGTTATATTTAAGTGAGATGTTTGTTGTTGGCGCTTTTTACGAGGTTGGTAATCCTCTTACACATGTTGGTTATAACGCTAATTACCCTTATGTTAAAATAACAGAAAACGATGGAAGAATCTATACTTTTAAGGTTTACGACGCAAATCTTAACGAAATACTTAACGAAGTAGATACTTTTTATGAAGACTCAAACTTCGCTAAAAATTTAAGATACGCATCATATTTAAATAAATCGTTAGAAACGGATAAGGAAATTAAAGAATGGCTAAAGTAAAAATTAAATTCGGTAGGGATGAGCTTTATCCAGTTTATGTTGAGGATAATGTTTACGGTAACTTTGAAATTGAAATGACTGAAAGTCAAATTACTGAATATCGTAGGGTTTATAGAGAGTTTAGTCAATGGTTGGCGTTTTTACAAAAATTAGAGCAAGATGAAGAAAAGAGCGCCATTTAATGCTAGATATAAAACTACTATTGAATATTACAATAGCCGTATACTTACCCTTACTATTAATAGCAATTGGTTATTATATTTATAATAAAGTTAATCGTTTTAAAGAATTTTTAGACGATTATAATATGGACTTTAAAAAATATATTATTCGGGGTTTAAAACGGTTTAAAGTCGGAGATATACTAATCCAAGAAGAACCCTACTTAGGACAACCCATTGAAGAACTAAAAGAAAATAGAGATATTATAAAAATATTAACCATAGGCAAACACACTATGGTAGAGGTACTAGAACAAACTAGTAGTCCTTCTACTTCTATTTCTCCTACAGTAGCACCAGTAAGACGCTTACCTTATTTATCTAAAAGAGCGGGGTTTCAAGATAAAATAGTTTACGAAATGCCATTAACAGTTATTAAGTATCGTTTTAATAAACATAAAAAAACTATTATACAAGACGAAGTAAACGAATGGCTAAAATAAATTTTACTTTTAGACAAGACATAATACTGTACTTTACACCAATTAAAGATAAACTATATTATCCTATCCCATATCAAAAAATAGCCATAGGCCCCCTTGAGTTTAACATAATCATAGACAAAAGAGAATTAGTTAAATTAGTAAATAATAGAATAGTATACGCCTACACAACAAAACTACAAACTCCTAAACGATACACTACATTTAAAACGTATGGTATAATGGATGATATCTATTATATAGAAATAGACGAATCTTTATTTAAAGTAGAACAAACTAATAAAGAAATACTAGAATGGCTAAAGTAATCTTTTACTATAAAGATACCCTAACTGGCCATATCCTATCAGCCGTACCTATTGAAGGCTCTAGTCAAATAACCATTAGACATTGGAGTAACGATCAATGGGATGATAAAGAATGGACTGTACACATTGAGTTCTTAAACGAGTGTGTTGAAATACCTAACCCTGAGAAAGCTCTACAAACCGAATTCGACATCAAAAACTGGCTAAAGTAACCTTATTTTAACCACTCTTCTATTTCTTCATCAGTTAACTGCCCTTTATAAAAATCAAAATTATTATCGACGTAATTTAAATCAAAAAATGCACCAGAGTAGTATTTGTCAAGTACAAGACAATACATACCATCGTGGACATATTTAACAGTAAAAATAAATTTAGAGTTTACGTAATTATATTCATTAGTTTTATCTGTACAAATTATTTTATCGCCCGCTTTAAATTTATAACTATATTCCATGTTATTTAAACAATTCCTGTACCTCTGATTCAGTAAATTTAGTTTTTACAAACTCAGGTGATACCTCAGTAAAAAAACCAGTATTACGGATATAGATCCTACTTTTATATGGACTGCCATTTTTTTTAAAAACCCTATAAACCCCTTTATCATCTTTTGTATATATTGGCAATTTTGTAATAATACCATTTATAAAATCGTTATGTTCGTAGATCTTAACATAATATTTATCCTTTTCTAAGTCGCACATACTCAACACTAAACCGTTTACTAACATTCTATCATCCTTATTTAAACAATTCGTTTATTTCTAGTTCTGCCAACTTAGCTTTTACAAACCCAGGCTCTAACTCATAAAAATAAGTAGATTTAAAACTAAAATAAACTTTACGCTTATACAAACTACCGTCTTTTTTAAAAACTTTATAAATCCCTTTATTATCTTTTGAATATACGGGCAATTTTGCAATAATACCCTTTTCAAAATTACGAAATTCGTAACCATGAGCGTAATACTTACCTTCTTCTAACTTATCAGTAGAAATTAAAAGACTTACAATCACCTTACCAATCTACCACATAATCCTACAAACCGCAACACTAAACCTGGTTTACCAACGACTCAAACCCTACCCAAACCCTACCCAAACCCTAACCTCGTATAACCGCCTATACGCCTCTATAAACGCTAAATGTTTAAACCCTAGCCTACCCCGCACGTACCCCTAACTTATATAAGCCTATAGCCCTATAATCCATTTATTACGCCTAGGTTAGTATAGCCGCTTAACGCTTACAAGCCCCTTACCTATTCACAACTTGATTTACAACTAACTTAACCCAAATGGTTGTAAAAGTGGTTGTATAAGTACATCGGTTACGTAGATATTACCATAAAAACGGTAATACGTACACTTATAGTATACCAAAGGTTTATTATAGCCCTTAGGATACAAACGCTTATAAACTATAGGGTTTTTATAGCCCTGGGCTTACAAGCGCGAAAAAAGGGAGATAAGCGTGAGTGACAGTATAAATATAAATTTGGTTGTAGGTTACTCCTACCCCCCACTTGGCACGGTTTTTGCTATATGCAAAAACTATGCCTGCCTATTTACAAGAACTTTACGCAAGAATTGTACCAAGACCTGGCACGGTTTTTGCTACGCGTATACCTCCTATATAATGGGCTCAGAACTCGAGTGACCTTAACAAGATCTTAACAGAATTTTTGTAAACACTTTGGGCAGGGGTGTCAAAAAATAAACGCTTGAAATCATTGACGATTCACGCAACCTTAACAAAAATGTACAAAAGTTCGACACCACAGTTTCGTGCAACCCATTGAATTTACAGGTGGCACAGCGCGTGCAATTACCTAAGTATGAACAACGAACAAGTGACCGAACACAAGTCAAAGGCCGAGGCAATCAAGTACCTCAAGGCTAAGGGCTACGAGTACACCGAACGCAATGACTTTGGCGATTGCGCGTGGCTCTACAGCAACGAAAATTATGCAATGCTTAGCTACAACAACAAAAATACAGTGACTATAGTAGAGGCAAAAAAACACTAGTTCCGCTTAACAACAAAGGGGGAAATCATGGGAACAAAAACACAAGTCATTGAATTCATTGAACACAACGAAATTGATGTGCGGACATTGAGTCTAGTTGACGACGATCCCGAGTTCGGGACAAGTGACATTAGTGACATTGAGGGCGACCTCTGTACTGTTGAGGCCTTGACTTTGGATGGGCTTGAGTTCAATTTTCAAATACTGAATGGCGGAAAAGAATTTGATATCATCGGCAAGTTGGCCGGATGGTTTTGAACACAAAAATTGTAGGGAGTCAAGCAATGAACACAAAAAAATTCAAAGGTAAAATTATCCGAATCAAAGGCCCCATCAAATTGTGCAGCATCGCTAAACTCAAGGCATTGGGCTTTGTAGTTATAATGGCATAGGGAGGATTTATGAACAAAAATAGAGCTATTGAATTAGTGACATCACTTCTAAACGACATGGACTTATGGCAAGGCGAGCATGCGGAGTTCGATCACTTGTTAAGTCAAGGCGTGGCAATGCTCGAATTAGGGTATACATTAGGGCAAGTAGATGAGTGCCTTAATAATAAAATTCAAGACTTGGCCGCCTAGCAAGAAGTCAAGACTTTTGCTGGACATTGGGCGATTCTCGGGCGTAAGGCTCGAGGATCGCTCTATTTTGTTTAGGCGCGCTCTAATGGCCTTGCCCTGCCCTGTCCTGCCCTGTCCTGTCTTGGCCTGTCCTGTCCTGTCTTGGCCTGTCCTGTCTTGGCCTTGCCCTGCCTTGCCCTGCCCTGCCTTGCCTTGGGTGCTTTGCTCGAGCCTTGGTGCCTTGCTGGAGCCTTGCTTTGGTGCTTTGCTCGAGCCTTAGCGAATTTTATCACTTCAAGCTCTTATGCGCCTAAGTCATTGAATTCACGCGCGACACTAAAAATGCCCATAGCGATTTCTAGAATTGTAGGTCTAGTTTTGCTAAGTTATTGAATTTATACGAAGGTCTAGAAAGGCCCAGGTAAATTTTCATTTTTATATTTACAGATAAGCTAAACTATTGAATATACTATAATGGTAAATAATTCTCTATATAGATGAGTGAAAGGTCTAGATAAACGTTTATAAATTGACTTAGCTTGTTTTTGGGCATAGGCTAAGCACCATTATACCATATTAGACACCTATGGAAATCGAGTCAAGTTAAGATTTAGTTAAGGGATTCATTTTTTATGGGCACAGCTATCCCATTATATCAATTTAGCATCCGGAGGTCTATTTGTCAAGTTAAGTTTATGTTAAGGCGCTTATTGAATAGATTAAAGTTGGATTATTGTTAATAAAATAAGGGATTGTGAATAGAATAGTGGGTGCATTGGGTGCGGAGTATTGATTCAATAAATAATTTTCAGTATTACGTCCCTCCATTCTCGCCTACCTTGCATCTATACCCTATCTTATTGGATCTATTAATCTTTTAAAGCTTTATTAGACGCTCTTTACGCCGCTATAAGCGCACTTAATAGCCTAAACCGTTGATTATATACTAAGTACCTCTAAAGCGTCCCTAATCACCTTTTAAACTGTACAATAGACCACTAAGCGCCTATAAGTTCGACACTAAGCCTAAGTGCTCAAATTAATTAATACCCTTGAGGGATTATTAAGCTTAAGTTAAGCCTTTGTATATAAGTTATACAGGATCTATATTTAACTATTCTTTAAAGTCTAGTTAGTTAACCTTTGGCATAGCTTTAGCATTATACTAATTATATGGGAACACAAGTTATAAACCAAATCACTGAAGCTCTAGTTAAGGGTATACTTTCTTCTAATGGATCTAGTGTTAATTCTTTAGGTCAAACTATTGAGTCTAATATAGGCTATATGGTTAGCACTAAGCCTAACCTTGAATATATAGTAAATACCGCCGAGCCCCTATACTTTGAAGTCTTGGCCTACGTTGAACGAGTAGTCGGCTTATTAGGCGCTAATAGCGCTATAGGCGCTTGGGTAGACGCTAAGTCGGGCAAAGTGTACCTAGACGTGTCCGAATGCATTCTAGACCTTAATACGGCCATTAAACTAGCTAAACAAGCCAACCAAAAGGCTATTTTTGATCTTAACAGAAAGGAAACCATATATGTCTAATCTAATCACTAAGTTAAGTCTATTGGAAATTATTAGCCTTGAGGGACCTAAAAGCTTAGGCGAAGTCCTAAGGTACTATCCGCAAAATGCGTACCGTGAGGACATAAAGGCTTTATTGGATGAACTAGTAAAAGAGGGCAAGTTGACCTTTCAAATGACCAAAGGCATTTATAGGTCAAATATAAGTTTAAAATAATACTTGACTGGATGATTAAAATAAGGCTTAATGTATAAAGTTAATAAACAATAAGGAGTTAATAAAATGGAACAAAGTAAACTAATCACCTTGCCCGCGATTGTAAGCCCTGAGGTAAGCCCTAAGGTAAGCGGCAAATACGGCTTTGTTAATACCGCTGAAGTGGTGGCAAAGCTTGAAACAATGGGCTTTGTAGTGCGCACCGCGACACAACAAGGCAGAGGATCATCGGCGCGGCATGTCGTGAAAATGGTTGAATCGGGCTCTAGTCCACAATTTGATGGAACTAGACCGGAACTAATCATTATGAATGCCCACAATGGTACGTCTAGTCTTAGATTTTTAATGGGACTTTATAGAATGGTGTGCTCTAATGGACTTATCGTTTCGGATGGGGTAGATGAAAGGATTGTACTTCGACACTCGCAGGGCTTGCCGCAAAACCTTGAATCGGTTATTGAATTAGTTAAGAACAAAGCCACTGGGGTTTTTGAACACGTCAAGTCAATGAACGAAGCACAAGTTAACTCGGACGCTTTGGCCGCGTACACTGGAGCAGTCTTGAGTCAAGTTAAGATCGAACCGAGTGCAACTAATATTCAATTAGCCTTGTCACCGCGACGCACCGAAGATCAAAGCAATGATGCTTGGCACGTATTAAACCGAGTGCAAGAAAATCTAATCAAAGGTGGACTTAAGTTTGAGGGTAGGAAGCGAGCCACTAAGGAAGTAAAAGGGATTCTAGGTGACTTTATGGTGAATAAGGCTGTATGGGATAATAAGGCTTTGTTAGTTGGCTGAATTATCCTAAAAACAAAGCGCCAAGGATGGCGCAGAAAGGTTTATATGATAAGTCTTTTAATTCTAATCGGTTTAGTATATTTTGCTGTAACAATGCCTATTATCGGAGTGCCCTTGTTGATTTTGGCTATACTTTCAGGAAAGGTCTAAAAAAATGAACGTAATTAACTTTAAAAATGAATTGACTAAACTAGTCTTTAATAATAAGATCGAAACAAGTCTAAGGATAAAGGCAGGCAATACAGTAAATAAAATTAATGAGGACGAAACTAAGGAACTAGAAAAGCTTTACTTTGAGCAAGAAGATAAGAAAACAGGGAATTTTAATCCTTTTAGATAAGAAAGGTTTATAAAATGGAATATAATATTAAAAAAATGTATGCCATTGAGGTAGGGAAGAAAGAAAGCGAAAGGTTTTTTAGGTTAATCGAAAAGAAAGGCTACCATGATCTAAGTTATAGAATGGTAACAAATGATAGGTTAAACCATAAAGTGGAATTTTTTGAAACTATAGAAAGCGCTAATAATAAAATCAAAGAATTAAAAACCATTAAAAAAACCTGGCAATTAAGGCCCATTGAGGTAAATTGTTTAGAATTTTATCATTTTGAAGCCGAGGGATTTGCTGATACTTATGGTTGGTATAGGGATTGTAGTATTAATAAAGTAAAATCAACGGTTTTTAAACGAGAACCTTTTAGCGAAGCCGATATTGAAGACTATTTTAGATCAAGATTTTCTAACCCAAAACAATTGGCTTTGAAGTTAAAAAAACAGGAAGTAGAACACAAAAAAAATACTATTAAAAAATTTATTGAAGAAACTAAAAAAATCAAGCAAAGATTTGAATATTTGAAAGAATACGACTCGGACAACGAAGTACAAGAATGGTTGAAATAAACTTATGAAAGTAACAGAAAAAAACGGACTTGTCAAGGGAAATAGTTTTACTTTTAATAAAATTACACTTGAAGGATTTAGCTATAAATGGTGGCAAGTAAGTTTAAAATTAGACGAAAATACTGTTTTATTTAATAATTACAAATATTCCCAAACTACTGCTAGGCATCAGCATGAAATTTTACGCCTATTAAAAGAACAACAAGAAAGATTTGGTTTTAGAATTTTTACAGTTTCAATATCCGAAGGTTTACAAGATAAAAATGCGGTGGTCAATTTTGTTAAAAACAATTTAAAAACGATTAGCACTGATAATGAAATTAGGGAGTGGCTAAAATAATCTTATGAAATTCAAATCAATTACTAGAGGAAACTATCCTGTAAAAATCTATCGAACTAATTTCACTAAAGAATATCCAATTTTAGGCGCTTATTACATGCTCGGGATTTGGAAACCCGAAAAGTGGACAAAGGAAGGCTTTTCTTCGTTTAGCGTAAAGGGAACAGTCCCAACTTCCACTGATTTAATTCTTAAAAAATAAGGAAAACAATGAAAAAAACAAAATATTTTACCTACTATACCAAGGAAGATTTTTTAACTAGTGTTGATTTGGGATATAAAGCGCGTCTTTCATTATTTTTAGGCGCATCAATAGGTGGAATTGACGAAAAAGGGTTTTATTTGTTTGAAGACTCAATTGACCATAAAGTTGATTCTTGTTTTTGTGTGACAAAAGGAAAGGATTTGATTATTTTTCCTTTTACAAATAATGAAATTATAAAACAATTCGAGTTAATTAGATCAATTAAAAATAAAATTGACAACAAATAAAAGTTTTGATATACTGTTAACACAATGGAGGATAAAGCAAAATGAAGCCAAACGATATTAACAAAATCCTAGACCTTGCCAAAAGTGCTCGAAGCAAAGGATTCACGTTTAACCCGCTTTTCGTAGGTGACGCGGGCATTGGGAAGTCTAAAATTTGTCAACAATGGGCTGAAAAACAAAAACAATCGGACCCCGATTTTGGGTTTATTGACTTGCGCATGGCTTATCTTGAAGCTCAAGACCTTGTAGGAATGCCGCGTAGCGAAGGTGGCCGGACTGTTTATTCTTTGCCTGAATTTTGGCCTACTTCTGGCAGCGGGCTTTTGTTGCTAGAGGAACCTAATAGAGCGCATCCGCAAACGATGCAAGCTCTAATGCAGTTGACTACTGACCGAAAGGTGCATGATTATAAACTTCCTGCGGGATGGATTATCGCTGGAGCTATTAACCCTGAAAGTTCTAGTTATTCGGTTGAAACAATGGACGCAGCGCTTAAAAACCGATTCCAATTGTTTGAAATTAATTATGACCATTCTAGTTTTGTTGACTTTATGAAAGAAAGAAAATTTAGCGATAATGTTATTTCATTTGTTAATAGCGGAGTTTGGACCTTTAAAAGCGCATCTGAAAATGTGGAACACTATATTTCACCTAGAACCTGGCACGCAATGAGTGACGCTGAATTGTCGGGACTCACGAGCGAGTTTAAGGAAATGCACCACGAAGCCGCTATTGCAATTTTAGGCAAAAGTGTAGGGAAGGAATTCCACGCCTATTGCTTCCTTGAAACTCCTGTATTGCTAAAAGACCTTTTGAACAGCCCAAAGGAAGCCAAGAAGAAACTTAAGAAGCACGCAAGCGAAGAATCCTATCGTGGGGATTTGCTCAATGTTACAATTAACAGCATCTTGAGCGAATACAATGGCGAGCAAGACAAGCTAGAAAAATTTGAAGACCTTGTTTTGATGGTTGCAGATCTTTTGCCCGCCGATCTTTCTTTGAACCTGATTAAAGAATTCACTAATAAAGTTCCTGACAAAAACTATAAGATAGCGACTCTACTGGATAAAAACCCTGAAATCAAGAAGTCACTAGAAAAACGCTTTAAGGGGATTTAATTATGTCAAATAAACTAGAACTAGCAAAGCAGCAACTAGAAAAGTGTTCTTATTATCTTAACTATAAAAGCAAGCTTATTTTTGTTAGTTCGGTGGCGCAGTCAATGCATGTTAACTTTAGCGAAAGTTTGCCTACAGCGGGAGTTATGTTTGATGAAAAGATTAAGCAGTTTAAGCTATTTATTAACCCTGATTTTCTTTTGAAGCTTAGCATCGCAGAGGGAGCCGCAGTATTAACCCACGAGATTTATCATATTTTCCACAAGCACGTCTATTATAATCACACTCAATATAATAAAATGATCCTTAATATCGCAATGGACCTAGTTATTAATCAGTTAATTGAAGATTTACCCAAGGAGGCAATGTTTTTAAAGAATTTTAAACAGAAAGACGGAAGCCCATTCCCTAAGAATAAACCGACTGAAGTATACTATGATTTGCTAATGAATAGTGACTTTAACCCTAATCCTGACGGCGATCAAAGCAACCCGATGCCTAATGAGTGGAAGGACACTAAGGAAGCTTTTACTAAGAAACAACACGCTTTTGATTCGCATGAATGGGGAGAAACACAAGATGAGGCTCAATTAAAAGAAAAACTAGAAGCAGTTCAACAATTAGCTAAGCGCGCTAAAGAACAAACAGAGAAGGCACACTCAAAGACCCCTGAATTCGTAGAAGACTTACTAGAACAAATAAACAAGGAACTCGCTAAACTTGATTATAAGTCTATTTTGATGCATACACTTAAGCGATCTATGCCCGCCAAAACGCTAATTAAGACACGCAAAAGACCCTCTAGACGCTTTGGTGAAATAGCACCAGGGAATAAACTAGGTGAAATGCCTAGAGTTTACTTCTTGGCCGACACTTCCGGTTCTATTTCCTACAATGAGTTAAGCGAGTTTCTTAATGTTACTAATGGATTTATGGTTAATGGTGTTTCTAAGGCTGAAATCGGCTTGTTTCATACTTCCCTTTATCACGAAGAAAGGATTAAGAAAAATTTTACTATCAACGAGTCTAAACTACAGTCCGGCGGAACCGAGTTAACCGATGCTTTGACCAAGGTTATCAAGAAAAACCCAGATCTTTTGATTATTTTAACTGATGGGGAGTTTAGTATGCCTGAAATTGACACAAGAAAGCTTCCTAATACTGTGGTTGTTTTATCAAATACGCATCGCGACGATTGCCCTTTATCTACCCTTAAAAATGTAAAGACGGTTAAGTATGGATTCTGAAATAAAAGCAGGGGATAAGGTTATTGTAAAGCGAGAACCTAATCAAGTTTATACAGTACAAGCAAGGCACAAAGATTTAATCTTAGTTAAAGAATCAAATAAACTTTTTTTTGTTAAGGAATTAAAGCTGACCAAAATAGAAACCTTAAATAAGGAAATAGCAGAATGGCTCAAGTAAAGGCTAAATTTAAAGCTGGCGATGTTATAAAGTTTAAGAACGGTTCCGTATGGTATACGCATATTATAACGGGTTTTAGCGACAATGGCCTATGCTATTACGCCAAGGGCTCGTTTTCAACCGATAATTATTCTAATGAATATCTTATGGGTATTACCAGGACTGACGGCATGTATACTTTATCTAAAAGAACAGAAACCGAAAAGGACATACAACAATGGCTCAAGTAAAAAAACTAAGTAAAAACATGAGTCTTATTTTAGATGATAAGGGTAACTTTGACCTTATTTTTAATCAAAAATCTTTTAGCCTTAGTGTAGACGGCAGCAAGGTTTGGGTTAAGATTAGTCCCAAAACAGCCAAGAAACTAGTTAAGGAATTAAGCAAATGAAAAGAATAGGGAATAGATATTTTATAGAGTCTAGTCCGCTTAGCGTAGGCACCTTGACAGTTAACTATTCGGATAACTTTATCGTAAAGGACTTAAGTTTATCCGTAACAGTAAAGGGAATAAGTGTAGAAGTTATAAAGGAAATTGAAGAAGTGTTAAACGATTTTAGAAAGTATAGCGAGCCAAAAAAAGGCGTAAATGCAATTAAGCTCCGAGAAGAATGGAGCAAAGAGGAAGAAGATCAAAACAATCTAAACTATATTATCAACAAAGCGAGGAAGCAATGATTAATAAAGAAACCAAAACTAAGTTTACTTTTCGAGTTGTAGAACCCTTTTACGATATGGGCGAAGAAATAAACAAAAGCGAAGTAGTGACGGATAGTCTTGACAAGGCTAAGGAAATTCTGGTAAATTCTTATGAGGGAGTAGATATTAATAACTTTCAGTTGGTAAAGACTGAAGATATTGAACTCTATGATCCTCAAAAGAAAACTTCCTTGGAATACATGGAAGACTTTGAAAGCTTTAAGTATTTTGAAATTGGAAACTATTTTGACAAAGACTTCAACAACAAGAAAAGAGTGGTAAAATGAGTAAATTAAAATGGTTATTGTTAAGCGTAACACTGGTATTAGGCTTTAGTTTGATTTGGTTGACTTTACCAGGACACAAGGTAGGACAATGCTTAGAAGATCCTGAAACCGGAAGTGTTTTTAGAATTGAGGACGTAGGCACTAAGTTTGTTATTCTAGGTTTGGTTAGTTCGGATAATTTAGCAGTTATTTTAGGTATGATTCAACGCGGTGGGTTTATTTTAGCGGATAAGGATAACCCAGACCTCGACGCTATGAAAGTTCCATGTCCTGAAATGCCTGAAACACAACAAGAAGGAAGCAAGTAAATGAAACTATTATTACTTTTAACCTTAACAGTAGCACTGAGTGCGTGTAGCGGTAGCGATACTGTTATTGTAAACACTCACGGAGATCGAATTAGCGAACTAGAAAGGCGTGCTGATCTTAATGATAAACTTAACGAAGTTCAGAATATGCGTCTTGATGCCCTAGAAGGACGTATGGGCTCAGTAGAAGACCGAGCTACAGACCTAGAAGTCCGAGTTGATGAACTAGAAGGCGAAGTTGAAGCTTTGGAACTAGCTGACGCTGATCTACAACAACAAATTGACGATTTGACTACTCAAATGCTAGACGGTGACGCTAGTTTGCAGTCACAAATTGATAGTTTAGTTTGGGAACAATCGGTTACACGAGGAAGGCTTAACAGTCTACAAGCCCAGTTATTTGTACAATCTTTTGTAGTTTCTGTTATGCAAAACCAAATTAGCATTATTAATTCTCGTTTTCCAGTTATTAACTCACGTTTAAATAGCCTACAAAGTCAAATTAACGACCATAGTTCGCGTTTAGATACGATTGAAAGTGAACTAAATGATGTGGTTAGCGATCTTTCGAGCCTAGATACACGAGTTTTGGCGCTTGAGTCTGATTTTCTTGTGTTAGAAGGTCAGGTTTCTGCTTTACAGGCACGATTGGACCGAGAAGGGGTTACGGTGTTCAAGTGTAACAGCGCTTCTTCAAAAGAAAAGATCTTTAAAATTAACGGTTTGTTCTATGCTGCAATGAACTATGTTACTAAGTCAGGAAACAATGTAACAAGCGTGCAAATTGCCTTAGAGTCCCTTAATTCTAGTACGACTTATGTAACAACGGACGGTGGCCCCGCTTGTACCTTTAAAGGCGACGGAACTAATCTTATCCCTTTTAATCTTTGAAAGGAAATTATATGAATAAGAAAAGCGTATTAAAGACCTTTTCGATTATGTTAGTAGGCGGCGTTATTGGTTATATTCTGGCACCAAGAGAAGGTAAAGTAGTAACAGAAGTAGTAGAAAAGACTGTAGAAGTGCCTGTAGAAATTATCAAGGAAGTAATTAAGGAAGTTGTAGTAGAAAAGAAAGTATATGTTAAGCGGGCTTGTGCTAAAAAGTCTTGGCAAAGGGAAATGATTAGCGCAGAAAGGCGTAAGGATTCTCGTAAGAAAAACCGTTTAAGTGTTGGCTTAGGTTCGTCCTATGTAGGACTTGATGTTAAAGAAAGTGCCGCTCAAACTGTAGTGAAGGAAAAGCGAGAAGCTGATTACATGATTCAATACCAAAGATCCCTAACAGATACGCTTAGTTTAGGTGTAGCAGTAACAGGCAGTGAGTCTATTTTCGGTGTAGTAGGATTAGATTTTTGATATGAAAAGAAAGCGTGCTTGGATCATTCAAGGCGTTTGGGGAAGAAAACCTTTAGCCCTTCCCCTTCATTTAGTCAAAAGAAAACCTTTTAAACTAAACGATTGGTTGTTTGTTTCAGTTGTAGGAATAGCAATAGGTTACTTTTTTAGTGGTTTGTTCTTAAATTAACTAGATGGTGTTTTATGGATATGTGGGATGGCGACGATCCAGGCGATTCTGATTCTTGGCTAAAGCAATTAAAAAATGAACACAATAATTTTTATAGTAGCTATAACCGTCCCGCTATAGAAGAAATTGAAGCAAATTGTTATATTTGTGGTAAAAAGAAGATCAAAATAGACTATTATCACGACACTTTAAACGAAGTCCATCACCTAACCTTTAGGTGTTGTCGAACAGAAACCAAGACTTTTAGCAAGAAAGACTTAGACAAAATTATCCAAGGTAAAATTTGGCTGGCTTTTATTTAGAAAGGAAAAGAAATGGGTATTTTAACTTCAAGCGAAATCAGTAAACAAGTTGTGTTGGGCGGAATTGACATTAAACCCTTTACAAAAGAAAACGTACAGATCAATAGTTACGATGTTACTTTAAACAATACACTTATTACCTATTTAGGTACTGTTTTAGATATGAAAATGCCTAATCAAACTCAAGAACTAATTATTCCAGAAGAAGGACTTGTTTTAGAACCAGGCAAGCTTTATTTAGGGTCAACAAATGAAGCTATTGGTAGTTCTTTATATGTGCCTATGCTAGAAGGTCGATCTAGCTTGGGTCGATTAGGTATTAGTATTCACGCTACAGCCGGTGTGGGTGACTTGGGCTTTAAAAATAGGTGGACACTAGAGATTAGCGTAGTGCAACCTGTTAAAATCTATCCTAATGTTAGGGTTGGTCAGGTAATATTCTTTAAACCAGAAGGTGATACAAGAAACCAATATACAGGCAAATACGCTAATAGTGTTTCAGTAGAAGCAAGCAGGTCACATGAAGACTTTAATAGTTAAGTATGGTTTGATAGTTGCTATTAACTTATTGTTATTATTGCTATTAGATTCATTTTACCAAAGAGAATTGACAAACGTCTACGAGTACAGTAAATTCGTAATAGAGGTGTACTGTGGCGCAAAACGGTTCTAAAGAATTATACAGAATTTATACGGATGTTAATGGTAAAAGGCGTAAGTTAAAAAGCTTACGCCAAACTTACTATTTTGTAGAATGGAGTAAAGAACATCCTGAATCTATTTGTACAATTTGGCAAGACGAATCCGGTCAAGAGTTAAGAATACCAGATAACGCATGGACTTTAATTAATTTTCAATATGTGGATATTTTGGAATAATTTATGCAAGTTACAGTAAAACAAAACACAGTTCTTATTTCAAATGCTAATAAAGAAAAATTAAAAAGATATTTTAAAACTAGTAATAAAACTAGGAATTTTACGGAAAATAAATTTTACGTTTTTTCTCCACATCCTAGTAATTTTCTTTATTATGGAGGATTTCCTAGAGCGTTTAGTTATAAAGATTTTTACTATTTAGAAAACGGAGAATTGTTTAGGCTTTATAACCGTGGGTTTAGCCCCCTTAAACGAAAAAAAAGATTTGACTGGAAAGAACACCCTATGTGTACTAGTTGTGATTATATTCCTTATTTTATTGAACTAGATTCAGATCCTTTTAAGCATTTAGCAGTTGAACAAGAAATTAGCGAGTGGTTAAAATGAGTAATAAGTTTAAGGTAGGGGATCTTATAAAACATAAAGAGGCTTCTGCTTGTTATTTAATTTGTGGATCAAATAACAACTTTTATCGTTTAAAAGTAAAAAATGATAATTTGTATGGTAATTTGTCTTATGAATTAAAATCCCCAAAATCTTATATAAACGAAAATTATAAATTAGTCAAAGAATCCGAAACCGAAAAGGATATAGAAGAATGGCTCAAGTAAAATTAGTACATACTACACCCGATGCTGAATCTTTAATAGCTATGATGGCTCGGGTTAGTAATCCTAAAAACAAAAATAATCCCGAATATTCTAAGCTTATCGGTTATTTAATCAAACAAAAGCATTGGTCGCCTTTTGAAATGGCTACTATGTGCTTAGAAATAGAAACTACTAGAGCAATTAGTCCTCAAATTTTAAGACATAAAAGTTTTTTCTTTCAAGAATATTCACAAAGATATCAGGTAGTTGATTTTATTGGTTTTAGTGCAGAAGAAGCTAGGCAACAAGATTTAAAGAACCGACAAAATAGCACAGATACCTTAGATGAGTCAACTAAACAATGGTTTATTGACAAACAGAACGAGGTTTGGAATACTTCTAAAGCTCTTTATGATGAAGCTATTTCTAAAGGGATAGCTAAGGAATGTGCTAGAGGTTTATTACCATTAAATACTAAAACTAACCTTTACATGCATGGTACTGTTAGAAGCTGGATTCATTACATTGAACTAAGATCTGCTAACGGTACTCAAAAGGAACACCAAGATATTGCTTTAATGGCTAAAGATATATTTGTAGAACAATTTCCTAAAATAGCGGAGGCATTAGAATGGAAAAAGCGTTAAGTTTTGACGACGTATTAATCGAACCAGGCTTTTCTGATATTGACAGCAGAAAGGATGTAGATTTATCAGTAGACCTAAATGGACTATCTCTAAAGTTACCCGTTATCAGTTCACCAATGGATACCGTTACTACGTTTAAAATGGCACAAACTTTGAATAAACATGGCGGTATTGCCAGTCTTCACCGTTTTCAAACTATCGAAGAACAAGTACAAGAGTTTAAAGAATCTGATTGTTCACCTATTGTTTCAGTGGGTTTAAATGATTGGGAGCGTATAGATGCGTTATCTAATGTTGGCGGGACTTATTTTCTCCTTGATGTCGCTCATGGCGCACAAGAATCTGTTGTTCGATTTGTATATGATTTTAGAAAAAAGTATAACAAAGATAACTACTGGTTAATGGTAGGTAATTTTTCTTCATCCAGGCAAGTATTAACCTTTATTGATAGGGTAGCAGATAGACACTACGTCAATGCTTGGCGATTAGGAATTGGAGGAGGCAGCGCTTGTTCTACTCGAATTAAAACTGGATGCGGCGTACCTACTATGCAGACCTTGCTTAGTTTAAGGAATTGTGGATTGGCTACCGTAGCTGACGGCGGTATTAAAACTTCAGGTGACGCTGCTAAAGCCTTAACCGCTTCTAACGCTATTATGGTAGGTAGGATGTTAGCTGGTACAGAAGAAACCCCTACGTTTTTATCAAACGATAATAGAAAGGTAAAGCTCTACAGAGGTTCTGCTAGTGCCGAGAGTTATGCTATTCAAAATAAGGTACAGAGCTACATTACCCCCGAAGGCGAAACCTACGAGATCCCTTTTAATGGTACAGCAAGTAAAGTATTGCGGGACTTAGAAGGCGGCATTAGATCGGCCATGACCTATGTGGGTGCTAGAAACCTTTATGATTTTAGAAAGAAAGCTCATTTAGTTGAAGTGACCTTATCGGGGCATATTGAATCAGGTGCTCATGGGAAAAAATTATGATTTTGTTATTTACATTTTTAATATTAGGTACTTCTTTTAAATTGGGCTATGAACAGGGCGCTGAAAGTGGTAGAGAAGAAGGAATGAGTTGGGCTTGTAATCAACTAATGCTTCCTGATGAGGGTTTAGATGGCTATTTGTCCGAATTAAATATAGAAACTAAATGCAAAGATTATTTAAAGGAGCATGAAAAATGGATAAATGGCGCAACGTATCGTTAATTAGTTTTTTAGTTATACTATCTTTAGGTGTAGGGTTTAGCTTGGGTATTTCCGGTAAAAGACAAGCTTTACAAGATGTTAAAGATTTACAAAACGAATTAGAATACACTAAAGACGTGTGTAAAAAATTGTTAAGGTTTGGTAG